TGAAATGGATGCCCTCTTCGACTACCTTGAAAACCCCCCCACACCTCCCGCACAGGTGCAGGGCGAAATGGATGCCCTCTTCGACTACGTCGAAAACCCTCCTGCTCCTGCTGCTATAACTGAACCCATAATCAGAAAAGCGCCCGAGTTGCCAACGATTGATACGTTGCCCACAGTAATTGGTGCGGACAAAGACAGTTTGAAAACGTTTGGAAAGACGTTTGGCATTGGACCTACAGCTAGGATTCTGCGGGATGACGGCCCATTGGCTGGAAAAGATATCTCTGATCCTGCGCAGGCTGCTGAAGTTCGCACCGTATTAGAAGCATACGCTTCTGGCAAACCTGCTGTTGGTGCGGCTGCAAAGATTGAGGCTTATTTAAAGCGCCCAGAATTTCAAGGAACACAAAATGTTGCAGGACCTATCGCAAGACCAGTTGGAACAAGCCCTGAACTGGCTGGCACAGCCGAACCTATTGCAACCCCCGGAACCATTGAAACACCTGAACGTGATGGAGTGGCACTTGCTGAAAGTACTGCTGGAGAAGTTGCAGTTGGAGAAGGACAGCAGCCGGGTGCATTGACACTGCCACCAGAAGTGCAAGTTGCCCAAAATTTGTTAGACGCGGTAGATCGCGGGGGCGTCCCACTGAACCCAAGCAAACTCAATGAAATTGCTAGGAACCTTGGACTTGAGGTTAAAAAATCAGCAAAGCCTGAAGAAACCATCGCAAGATTGCGGGAAGCTGTAGCTCGTGCAGCCGCGCCTATAAGCGAAGGCAAGTTTGTTCTTACAGATAAAGTATCAGAAGAAGCGCCAGCGCCAGCGCCGTTAGGTAGGCGTGCAGCTACGGACGTAAAGAAAGCGGACGTACGCCGTGAAGAAGCCAAGCGTGAGCAGAACGAATTTATCCGTGAGAACGATGCTCGTATCGACGACACCCTAACCGCTCGACTGCGTACCCTAGGTAAGGAAGGGGGTCTGCGTGCCAAGGACTTGCCATCTGAAAAATACCGTGAGACAGAAGCACATAAGCTACTGCGCTTGCCCGGGCTGTTTAACGAGTTCTTCCGCTTGCAAAATGTTGTGGCTAAGGCGCAGGAGCCTAACCAAAAAGCTAAGAACATCCAAAGTTTGCAACAGGTTTCCGATGCGGTCAACAACACAGACCCCAACGCAGCGCAAATGCTTGGCGCTCTCCAACAGATGCAGCCAAAGGAACGAGACAAGCTCATCTCCCAAATGAACAAGCAAGGGCTAGATGCTTTTGAAGCTCAAGCTAAAGCCCAAGTAGCTGCTATCAAAGCAGAGAAGACTGCAACCCGTACCGAAACTACCACCGAGCAAGACCTTGGTGATGCTGAACTGGAGACTATGGCAAACACGTTTGCAGAACGTTTCCTCCAAGAGACAGGTAAACGCATCTTCCTGCCTAAGTTTGTTGGCCCACAGTTCGATGATGCCAACCGCAAGCTAGCCGAGCAAGGTAATGGCAATGCGCTGCTGCGCAACCTGATGGACCAGATTACAAACCCAGCCATCAAGCATGTGCTGCGCAAGCTGCGTTCATTGAACCTGAACACCAAGATTGTTATTGGAAACCCAGAAGGCCCATTGGCACTTCCAGTGTTCTATACCGATACTTTTTTGGGCAAAGAAAATATAGCAGGTCAGCCTAAGTATGGGCGTGAGATACGGAACCCTGTAACTCTTAGTGATGGTACGCGCCTAGATGGATTCACTGATGCCGCTCAGACTACTTTTAGTGGGTACGATGCAAACGGTAACCGGATTACCATGCGCGTTTCTAGCATTCAACCGCAAGATATTAAGTACAGTAGGGACAGTAATAAGACCGCCACAGCTTTGCAAGATGCGCTGAGTAAACTGTATTCGGCTAGCAAGGCTGGTTCCTACGACCCAGCTACCGACACAATCACACTGCATCCTGAGTTTGGTTTGAACGCGCACACGTTCATCCATGAGTACACACACGCTGCTATCTCTAAGGTGCTGGCTAACCCCAACCACCCACTGACGAAGCAGTTTGCCAAGTTCTTCATGCAGATGCAAGATCGGCTGGGTGCTGCGTATGGTGCACAAAACTTGCAAGAGTTTGCTGCTGAGTTGGTGGGTAACCCTGAGTTCCAAGCGGTGCTCAAGACCATCAAGACGCCACGTAGCGAGAGCATGTTCCAGCACATTATGCGGTCCATTGCAGAGTTCTTCGGGTTCCAGAAGTCAGCTTTTGATACTGGCCTCAAGTTCATCAACGATGCTATAGACATCTCCGGCGATGTGGAAGCAACCGCTTCTGACAAGATGTTCTTGAGTATGGGTAACTTTTCGGCGGTTTCCAATATTGGTAACGCTATGCCCCGACTTGCTGGCGATATGATCGACCGCACCCGCAACACCCTGTCCAACATACAAGGGTATGGACTTGCTAAAGCAGCTTTTGGTTTGCTCCGTTTGGACAACATCAACACTCTGTATAAGAAGGAGTTGCCCTCTATTCAGAATTTGCTTGATGCGCTTGAGAAGCGTAATGGGTTGCAAGAAGCCAAGATCAAGAACATCAACACCAAGTACAAGAAGATGATCGAGGTGCAGCGCAAGTTCCCCGATGCTATGAAGCGCATGGATACTATTGCTATTGATGCGCGGTTGAAAGAAGTGGACATCCTTAACCCACAGTTCAAGCCTACTGCCAGTAACATCAACGACTACCAGAACCTCATGCAAGCGTTTCGTCCGCTGCCTAAAGAGGTAAAGGATGTGTACCGCACTATCCGGGGGGACTATGAAGCCTCCCTTACCGAGTACGAAGGCATCTTGATGAATGCCGCGAATGGTGTATCACCATCTTTGGCTAAACGTCTTGCTCTACAGTTCCAAACTAAAAAGCGTTTGGTGGCTTACGTTCCGTTCCTGCGTCAAGGAGACTTTTGGATTGAGTACGCCGACCCTGCAACAGGTGAGCGCACAGCTACTTCGTTTGAGTCAATCCGTGAGCGGCAGCAGTTCGTTGCCCAGATGCTTACCCCCAAAAATATTCCTTCCAAGGAATACCAGAACCTGCAAGATATCCGGTTCAGTGGTGAGAGTCTGCCACCTACGCACTTCTTAGCTGAAGTTATGTCGGGGCTACAAAAGCAAGGTGCTTCACAGGCGCAGATTGATACCGTGTATCAGTCATATCTGACGTTGTTCCCTGCTGAGTCTATCGTCAAGCAGTTTATGAAGTCCAAGAACGTGCTGGGTATGGAGCGCGATATTATCCGTGGCTATGGTGATGTGATGATACGTTGGGCACGCAAGTTATCCAACTCCGAGTACATCCCCCAGATTGACAACGCAGTGAACGAGATTTCTGCTCAAGCACAGAACGCCAACGACCCAACGGTTACTGCGGCAGCGCAGAACATCTTAGACCAATCGGCGTTCTTCCATAATCCAAACTACAACACGTTTGTCCATACAGCTACAGCGTTAAGTTACTTTGAGTACATCGCAGGCAACATCTCATCTGCCCTAGTCAATATGACTTCGCTGCCTATGATGGTCTGGCCTATGATCGGCGGTAAGTTTGGGTTTGGTAATGCAAGTGCGGCAATGCTTAGTGCAGGTAAGACTGCTACTGGTGATTGGAGCAAGAACGCCCGGTATAAGAACTTGTACAACACACTCATGGACCACGCTCAACTTGAGCACACAATGGCCCGTGAGGTGCTGGAAGGTCGTCGCCAAAATACCGATGACTTCGTTGGTCTAAAGGCACGCATCCTTGACGGTATCTCAATCCCGTTCGCTGCAACGGAACGATACAACCGGGCTACCACAGCCATCGCTGCCTATGACTTAGCCAAGCAGAGCGGTATGAGTGAAGCTGCGGCAGTGCAGTATTCGTTGACCACTGTGAAAGATATTCACACATCAGGCTTGGCTGCTACCGGACCTAAGTGGATGCAAACCCCACTGGGCCGCATGTTCTTCACGTTCAAGTCGTTCGTCTGGAATAGCGCGTTCATCATGGCCCGTGCTTTCCACCAAGCGAATTGGGGGGAGTCCCCAGAGGTACGCAAGGCTGCACAGCGGCAATTGATTGGGACCGTGGGGATGGCTGCTGCGTTTGCAGGTGCCAAGGGCTTGCCTTTCTACGGCTTCGCTTCTACCCTCGCCACCATGATTGCAGCGTTGTTTGGGGACGATGATGAGCCGTTTAACTTTGATGCAGAGATGCGGGAGTTCTTTGGTGAACTGATGTACAAGGGCGCATTCAACTACGCTACAAACTTAGAGCTAGCTAACCGTTCGGGTATTGCTACAGACTTGTTGTTCCGTGACGATCCACGGGGGGTTGCTGAACATGGGTATGTATTGTCTGCCTTGCAACAAGCTGTTGGCCCCATTGGCACGATTGCAGTGAACGCAGGTAACGCTGTCAATATGTTTAAAGAAGGACATATCGAACGGTCTATTGAGACGATTGCCCCTAGCTTCGTACGCAACGGCATGAAGGGGACCCGGTACTTATTGGAAGGCGCTACAACCCTCAAGGGTGATCCTGTTATGGAAGACATCAGCGCATACAACTCGCTCATGCAAGTAATTGGATTCGGCCCTGCTGACCTATCAAGCACCTACGAGAAGGTGTCCTCTGCCAAAGGCTACGAGCGTGAAGTCAACGCACGCCGGGTGAAGCTGCTAAATCTGTACGACATGGCGCAGCAAGCCGGAGATACCGACATGATGGAAACGGCACGGGAAAAGATTGCTAGCTTTAATGAAGCGGTCCCCGCCAAGCGCATCACATCTGAAACCATCCGTAGGTCCATCACTGCACGGGCTGCTGCTGAAAAGGACATGATTAACGGTGTGCGCTTCGACAAGAAACTAAGGCCAGAGATAGAGGCAAAGTTTTTTAACGAGGAATAAAAAAGACCCCGGCAAGGCGGGGCTTAAAGTTCTACAGGAGTAGAGTGCGGTTGTAGTATACCGTCTCTACGCCATGCGCGTACGCCATATATGCCCTTCTCAACAACATGTTTACACACAACGTCTAAACCATGGCGAACGGATTCTTGTGTGATAAAACGTTGAACCTCACGGCGGTCCCAGCAAGGTACAAAGAAAGATGTACCCGGCTGGAACTTCTGCCACTCAATCAGCAGGGGCAATCCCAGAACTCTCATCAAGTAGTACTCCTTCGCTAAAGAACTCCAGTTTAGTCGTATCGAAACACAACGCATTAACCGCAGCTTGTGTATTGGCTACAGTGCCAGTGGTCATCCGTTTCTTCTTGATGCCTGTCAGCGCACCGTTCTTGCGGTACGGAATCATAGTCTCTTCAAAGTTGGTCATGGTCTTGGCGCAATCGTCCCGGTAAGACCGTGCAACCACATACAGCATCTTGGTGTCAGGCTCATACCGCGCAGTCAGCGCACCACGTGGCTCCTTGATGGGTCCATGCTCCAGACCGTTGCGTGCATCCTTGAGGCCGTTGATAACCAGAATCTCATGGAAGTGCCGCTGCAAGAACCCACCTAAGTACTCGTCATTGTCGAACATGTACTCACGGTTCTGTATACGTGTCTCGCGTATGAGCTTGATACCGTAGTCGAACACAGGCTTGATTGGTATGTCGTGCAGACCTAGTTGCTTGGCAATCGCACCACCAGCAATCGCCAGCGATACCATAAGCGCCCAGTAACGCTCCGAGTTTTTAATCTCCGCAGCTTGCTCAACTCGCAGTTGGACTTCAGCCATCTTGGCTTTGACCATGGGTAACTGACCAACCAGTGCTTGCGAGTACGGCCCGATGGCGTGCCCGTAGTTGTCCATGAGTTTGCCGAAGTGTTGGCGTGCCCATGTAGCGTCATCATGCGGGTCAGGCTTAACCGTAATCTCCAAGATACGTTTTAATTCGCCATCAGGGAATCCCTTGATAGACAGCAGCGCATCCGTGATGGAACGGTTAGATGATGTGACCATACCTGTCTGCCACTTGGTATTGTTGGCACGCTCTGCATTCTCGTGCTGCTTCATACGGTTCTTGCCCCGACCTGAAGTCACGTCATACACCTGTTGCGACATCTGGTCTGGCGGCATGTTGGTAATCTCGTCCATGGTCACAGCGAAACTCTGCATCACACCGAGCCGAGACATACGTGAGTTGTATGTATCTTTTGGGGACATCAGTAATTCCTTGGGGCGACCATAGATTGAGTTGATTGCTTGCAGGATTGTCGTCTTGCCTGAACCTGACTCGCGGCTTACTAGATTGAGCAGGAACCCGTCAAGTATCGTGAACTTCATAAGCAGCGTGCCAAAGCCCATGAAGAATGCAAACGCACGGTACTCCATGCCCGGACGCCCATACACGTTGATTGTGTCTTTCCATATCTGGAAGTCGCCTTTAGGTGCGAACAACGGCACATGTGGCAACGTAGGTGATGAAGGTGGGCTATACACAATCTCAGTTGCCCGAATCTCACGATCCCCTACGATGATGCCGGACTCATCTTCAATCCAACCGAATTGCCTATGAGCCTTGTCTGCTTGCGAAGTCATTTGTAAATCCTCAACCCATTTAGTAACGTAGTACATCAGCGAATCTTGCACCTTGCCAAGAGCAGTGATGCCGTGGGATGCAACCGTACTGATAAACTTCTCTTTGGATAGCACGTTAGCCAGCGTCATAATGAACTCGCGCACACCATCCTTGGGCAAGTGCAACCGAAGCAAAACGGTTTCCCCTAAGTCCGGGTCTTGCATACGTTTAACTACGTAGAAGTCGTATGGGTACACCAGAACTTCTATATCGTTGTCTTCCTTATCCTTGGTGCGCTGGTAGATACCACCGGACTTGCCCCGAAAGAATGGGTATGGGTACTTGGGGATGACATAAGTTTTTGCTTCCTTAGTCTCTGGCTCCAAGTCGGTAACGATGCTGTCGGCTTCTGTAGCCTCAACAATCTCCTTGCCCAGTTGGATAGGGGAAGTAATCTTGTGGGTGCAACCCTCGCATATAGAGGGGTTCAGCTTCTTGAACGTCTCACAGGTATACGGACCTTTAGTCTCGTTGGCCTTGCGCTCAGTTTCTGCTTGACTGTAATCTGGGTGCTTCTTAGAAAGCATATGGATGGCTTTGTCCCGGTCCACACATTGATGGGCGATGCTCAAACCAGCACGCCACAAAGGCTCGTCAATAGTTGTTTGATTTTCGTAGACGTGCATCAGTTGTGCACAGCCGCTGCCTTCAGCGGACTTAACCATAATGGTCTTGAACCGAGACTGACTAGCACCCATGAGTGCCAACGTCACTGCATCCATCGGGCGCTTGAACGCCGCCTTGTCAAGAACTGATAAGATGTTTTCAGTAGGCTCTAGTATGGCCTGAATATCTTTAATCGTTATACAAGCTGCAACCGAAAGAATCTCGACAAGGATTGGGTTGGTTGGGTCTTTGAGGTGAAACGTCTCTGGCACGCGCAGCACCCGGGCTGCATCGGCTGGCACGGCACGATCAATATCAAACTTGTGCTCCTCACATAGTTGCTTCAACCGTTCAGCACAAGCCTTCCACTCTTGGCGCTCCATGGGCGTATCCATAATCCAATACGCATGAGCACCGTGGCCTGACTGCACCATCGTTGGCTTAGGTAACTTAGTAGCTTTGCAAAACTCCCGTAGCTTCGCCAAGCCTTCTGCAAGCGTAGCGAATGGCTTATCTGGGCCGCAATCAATATCCAAGAAGAAGGACTTAAGGGAAATAGCGTTAGCCGCATACCGACCATTATCCTTGGGGCCAAATTTAGCCATACCATAGAAGGCGTTAAAACCTTCCGATTGCAATTCGTCTGCTTGGGCACTCAATTCTTCGATGGAGGTTGCGAACTGTTGACGCACACGATCTCTATCGTTTTCTTTCTTATTACCCCAACTGCAATAGTGCTCACCTTCTTGCAAAGGCGGGAGCACCAACCCGAGAAATTCGTTTCTCGAAATCATAGCCGTCCTCTAACGTCATTAAAAAGAATGGGCAGGGGTGTGACGGAAACACCCTTTTCGGTAGCTAGCCTAGCCCTTCTTAACTTGTTAAGCCAATTTTGAAATTAGCTTTTGTATCATGTCCATATGTCTGTATGAAACCATTGCCTGTCCACGGAACCAAGAATATACCGTTACTCTGGTTACATGAAGGTAACTTGCAACATCAGCTACAGGTATTTCTTTAGCAACACACAGCATCCCCAACTTCACCCCCGGTAAATCTTGGTTTGCTTCGCTGATCTCCCGCACTGTAAGCGTGGAGTAACCTGCCATTACTCATCATCCCACTCAGACAGAATCTGAGACAGGTCAGTTTTTGGCGCGGCTGCTTCTTCTTTCTTAGCTGCACGTTTAACTGGTTCCACTTCTTCCGCTACTGGTTCTGCTACAACCTTTGCAACTTTGGGGGCTGGTGCAGGGGCTGGAGCCGGAGCCGGAGCGGCAGCAGGGGCTGCTAGTTTAACGGCCTTTACCCCGTCTGCTTCAGATACCGTCATCGTTATAGACTTAATTGCAGCGTCCGATTTGCCTTGGTTGATAACCACGTTATGGTCAGCAGCCTCAAGAACCTTGATTGGCTTGAACGTCAGCTTGGGTGTGGCGCTATCAGTATCGAAGCGCATCTCAGTAACCACCGCAGTAATTGGGATGCCCTTGCCACCAATCATCTTGGCGTAAGTTTGCAGGGGCCACTTGCCCGGTGCGCCTTCACCAAAGATTGAAGCTGCTGGTAACGTCAACTGAAAAACATCTCCATGGATGTCGTTGGCTAACACCACTGCAAGACGCTGACTGTAGCGGCAAGCCTTGCTGTCGCCTTGACCGGAGCCTTTGGCATTCTGTGCACAGTCTATGCAGCGTTTGGCTTGCGGGATATTGGCCTTTGCGTCTGGCACATCGCCATCGGCTGACCAGCAATCAGGTGCGCTCACATCGCTACCTTCTGAATACTGCTTGAGGTAAAACGTGCGAGACACTTTGGGCGCAGCGGCTACAACCACCACGTTCATCGAACGCTCTTCGTTCTTGGCAATCTCTTTACCATTAACCATCATGCGCCATACGCCACCTTTGATGGAGATACGCTTCATGCCACCGCCGCTAGTGCCCATCAGGGATTTAGTTGCGTCATCAAGCTCCAACTCTTTCAAGTAAGAAGGCAGACCGATATCCAACATTGCGAGATCATTGCTCATAATTTTTCCTTAACGTTTAATAATAACTACAGTTTGATTCACATCCGCATTTAGACCCGGGGGATAGAGATCAGGGTTTTCTTCAAGAAACTGGGTCATGTTCGCATTGTTGATGCGTTGCTGCATCAGCGAAAAAGCATCCTGCTCCTTGAGGAATTTAAAAAACGAATCCCAATCACTAGACCAGTAGTTCTTGGATGTCCGTTTAGATACCGTACCGTACTCAGTACGTATCGTTGTTGCTCCTTGCTCTTTGCAAATTCCTAATAGCTCTGTGGCTATCAGGTCTTGCTTCTCCTTGAGTTCGGCTGATTGCCTATCAAGTTCTTTTCGCTTCTCACGTATCTTCACATAAACACGTGTTAACTTTTCGACTGTCGCTTCTTCACTCATTACATTCTCCTTCGTTTGTAAAAGGTATAACTATTATAGCTCTTCTCTATACATTGTCAAGTTTCTTCGACGATATTTTTATAGAGGTCGATTAGCCTCGTATGGATGTCTACCTTTTCAGTCAGCATCTTGTAGACACGGCGTTCTACGGGACTGCCTTGTAGGTGCACAACCGTACAGGGATTGTGTTGCCCAGCACGGTGCACCCGTGCGTTGGCTTGTAGGTAAGTCTCAATGGAAGTAATCGGTCCCCACCACACAACTACGTTAGCTGCATGGAGCGTTACTCCGTGCGCGGCAGCTTGTGGCTGGATGACTAGCACCTGCGGTTTCACTTGCGTTTGGAACGCTGCAAATATTTCTGTTCGTTTGTTAACGGGCACACCGCCGTGGATAGTCTCGCACGGGATACCTTGCGCTTTAAGTTCCTCTGAGATGATTTCAATAGCGTGCCGGAAGGGTGCAAACACAATGACTTTGTGGCTGGCTTCTTCGATGACTTCAAGCAGTGCGCTCATGCGGGACTTGGCATCAAAGGCAATGACTTCTCCATTGTCCGCATACACAGCACCACATGAAAGTTGCAACAACTTGTTTAGGTTTGCCGCCGCATTGACTGTCGTAATCTCTTCTCCAGCAGCCACCGCCATCATGTTCTTTCTGAGCGTGTCATAGAACCGTTGCTGTTGTGCGGACAGTGGAACCTCGCGGGTCACGTACGTCATTTCAGGTAGGTCAAGACACTCTTCCTTTGTGAACCGAATGGCTGGCTGCAACACATCATGCAACACCTTTTCAGACGATGCTTTAGGTGCCCATTTAAACGTAGTTACCTTTTGCATTACCAAGTCGCGGAACGCCCCAAAGAATTTAGGCACGGCTGTTGGGTTGATGATCTTCGCAAGTCCATACGCATCTGTTGGAGACTGTGAAGCTGGAGTACCTGTCAACATCCATACCCACATGTCTGGCTTGATGACCGAGCTAAGTATCTTGAATCGCTTGGTGCTCACGTTCTTATAAGCATTGGCTTCGTCAATCACAATCAAATCAAACGCACCACTGAGTACTGCATCTTTGATAATCTCAAGTCCGTCAAAGTTACAGATAACAAACTCAGCTTCGTTGGTTGCTGCGGCAATCCGTTTTTCTTTTGAGTAGCTATGAGCTATTGACACTGTGCGGTGCATGGCGAATTTAAATAGGTCGCTCTCCCATGCTGCGGACATGATCGACAGAGGGCACAACACTAGCACCTTGCGAATCTTTCCAATCTTCAGCAAGTAGTCCGCTGCCCATATGACGCTTGATGTTTTCCCTGTGCCTTGCTCGTTGAAGCAGAACGCACGGCGGTTCATCGTTAAGAAAGAAGATGTTACACGTTGGTGATCGAACGGGCGGTACAACCCGGGCCAATCGTAATCACCGTTGATTGGAGATGGCACGTTCTTGATATGCATGTTCTTGAGTACCTGTGCTTCATCCAACCCCCACTTGACTAGCACCTCGCCCGAATCAAGTAACTTACTCTTTGGGATAATCGTAGTGATACGTCCCGGCTCACGCACCTTCAGCAGTAACGCTTTGTTATTTATGATTTGCATTTTGTTTGTAGTATCTAGCTATTGATTTCTGTACCGCAGCGGCACGTGTCTTTGCAGGTATTCCATCCATCACCATGCGATGCCCTCTAGTTATTACATCGGCTGCAAATAGGCGTTCTGTTTCCAGTCCCTTGTTGCGTATCACGTTGCACATAAGTAGATATCTGTCCTGTATTTTTAACAGTGCTTCAAACTCTTTTTGTTTCATCGCTTTGTTACCCCCAATGACAAATATCCCGAAAGTGGGTTGTCCAATTTCGAGTTCAGTATGACCACTTACGGTGGTCATTCGGCTAAGTCACTCCCCTAGGGTTCGGTAGAGCTTTAGCTGGTGTAGTTATTACTTAATGCACCCAACCTTCTATTCCGCGCCACCCACACCTTACGCACGGGGTCTCTCAAACAATTCTAAGCCAATTACATATGTTGTCAAGTGCGTTTACGTTCCCGCTTGCTTGTTTCTGATACAAGATTTCCCTTAGTATCTCGCTTGAACGAACGGTTAACTGACTTCGATTCCACTCGCGTACCGTCCCCGTTTGTGCCACCCTTGTCGATAGCTTTTATGTGGGCAACATCTTTACCATCACCCTTCGTAGCCTTGCCAGCTTTCACGGCAGTAGCACGGGCCTTGTTGCGTGTGGTGCGGTTTTTGATTTGCTCTGGCGTGCCTTGGTATTTGGCGTACTCAGTAGCATAGTCACGGTCAGCTTTGTTTTTGTATGGCATATGAGCCTCACGGTTTAATGATGTCCACCATTTTCTCAGTCTCAAGGATTAATTGCAACATCTTAAGAAACTCAGCATGTTCAATCGAACCTCTGATCCATATACGCACACCAGCAAGCCCCTTGAAGTCGTTTAGGTTTTGCCAAGTGCGGGTCCATTCCTTAGTGTCTGGGTTCTGAGTTTCAAAACAACCATCAACATAAACTTCATTGCCTGATACGTTCTCGACTTGGAACGACATTAGGTTCCCGTTGCCGCCCTCTCGGTCGTTCGTGTACTCCAAGTTGTGGAATATACCGTAATGCTCCCCAAGGTTGGTTAGTTTTATATCAACACCGCTCATCTGTATTCTCCTTTACCGTTGTGTACGCAAGTCTTCACTGGACACCAACCACGGCAGCTAAAATTTGGGCGTGGGTTCCACACATCTAGTGTGATTGCTTGCTCTAATCGTGCAGTGTCCGTTAACCACTTGGCCCAGTGCACGCCCTGCTTCTCTACTTCAAAGTCTGCTTTCACAAAGTCGTTTGCAATAACAAACAGCAAGCCAGCCTTCACCCTCTTGACTTGGGGAAAGTGTTTGAAGATAGCCAGCGCCATCAACTCAAGCTGCTTGGTGTCAGCGTACTTGCTTGACTTGCCTGTCTTGTAGTCCACCACAAACGCACGATCTTCTTGCAGCGTAATTAAGTCAGCGATGCCTCTCCACCAAACTTCTTTGGAGAAGAACTCACATGGCTCCAAATCTCGGGTCAATCCCATCTTGAACTCACACAAGTGTTGACCCGGGCGGGACTTCAAGGACTCAACTGACGGGCGCAGGAACGCATATTTCTCAGGGATAGGGGTGTCATCCTTAATGAAATCCTCGGCTGCTTTGTGCACGTCTGTGCCGTAACGCATGGCTTCGGACTCAGGCTCCTTGATGTCTTTGACCACACGCAAACGGTAGTACTTCTGTGGGCATTGCTTGAACATATCAAGCGACGAATAAGACCACGTGTATTTAGGTTTTTCGCTCATACTTCCTCTTGGGTTTATGGATAGCAGCGATACCTTCTTCGCCGTGCTGCCTCCGTGCTTCAATCATGTCCTCGGCAAACCCAAAGGCATTCTCTGCCACACTCTCCCGTGGCGCACCGCGCATAATCATGGCTAACATAGCCATACCTGCGTATAGATCGAATAAATTTTCTTCGTGACTCATTAACATGCTCCGTAAGAATCACCCATACCTGACTCGCAGTTTAAGGGTAGTGTTGCAGCCCATGTGGGCCTCCATCGCATACATGTTTCCACGTACTCTTGCGCTTCCTTTGCTTCCGCCTGTAGTGCAATGCACGCAACGGCATCGTGCACAGTCAGCACGACCTTGTACTTCTTGGCAATCAGCAGCATCTGCTCGGCAATCACACACCGTGCAACAGCTTGCTAAATATTCTCCACCAGCTTGCCGCCATACATCTTTACAGGTCCCTTGCGGCTCGGATATTCAAACTGCCATTTACCTTCTGGGTCCGAGAACTTACGCAGACCACCGTATCGTTGCCACAACCCGCTCGGCAGCTTGAACCCCTGATGTGCTGGGTCAAACTGCACCGCATCTACAACCCCAAATACTGCTGCGTTGTTTGTAATAATCGCGTCAAGGCAGCTTTGCCCTTGCTTCCACAAGGCAGGAATTTGATCGTAGGTGGCTCGAAACACACTGATGATTCGTTGGCACTCTTCAAGGGATAAATCGGTGCCAAAGTTTTTAAGCTGTGCTTGAAACTTGATAGCTCCCATGCCGTATCCTGCGCCAAGGATTGTAGTTTTTCCAACGAACCGTTCTTCTTTTGTAACATCTTCCACCGACTTGTTATATATGGCTCCCGCCATGATTTTGTAAACATCTTCACCCTTGTCGAACGCATCCACTAAGTCTACTTGACCTGCAAGCCATGCGACTGTGCGTGCTTCGATTTGCGACGAATCGCAGTCGATGATGACGTACCCCTCTGGGGCCATGATTGACAGCTTCAACCGATTAGCGTTCTGTCCTCGGCTCGGTAGGTTCTGCAAGTTAATCTTGTCATCCCCGCCCCAACGTCCCGTGTGTGCTGCGTAATACTTGATGGGCACAGGCAGCTTGCCACGTGTAGCGATATCAATGAACCGCTGTGTGCGTGTCTCTTCCAGTGTCGTCTTGTTACCCAACCGTGCACCAACCAGTGCTTGCACTCGCGGGTCTGCATGATCTGCAAGTAACTTGAACTCCTCGTCCGTCTTCGCAAACGCCCATGCTTGCTTGCCCGTTCGTGGGGATATCTTTTGGGGTGGCTCAACTCCAAGGCTTTTAAGTATTACTGCAAACTTGTCGTTGGACATCAACGTATCTTTGTCCGCTTGCGCAGCTTCCAGTAACTTCAGCTTGCGCTCCTTCACCGCCTCAAGGTGCAACTCCAGCATGGGCTTGTCTAGCTCCAACTCAGGCTCAACAAACATCCGCAACGTGCAGTCGATGACTCGCAACTCTTTGACCGGGAACCCTTCGCCAAGACCCGGCATCATGAACTTGTGGAACAGCGTGCGGGTTAGCTCCACATCGTTGCAGCAGTACTCGCCATACCGTGCAAGTTGTTCTGGTGAGAAGTCGGTACGTCTAAGTCCGAGTGCGTTCGTAACCTCAGTACCTTTGACTCCGATTTTGTACCGCTCGGCTAGCTTGGCTAGACTGCCTCCAGCCTCCACCCCATGAATCGCACGCGCCATGCACAGTGTATCCAGCCAGCCTTTGGGCTTGACTCCGTAGCGCCATGACAAGATTGCACCATCGAACTGTGTGTTGTGTGCAAGCACGAATGAGTTAGCCCAATCGTATTGCTTCAAGTGCGCAGCTATCTCTTCGCGTGACCCACTGAACCACGTAGGCTCTTCGTCACCTACTGCAATCCCAATCCCAATTTCATGGAAGTCAGCATCGCGCACGTACTCCTCAGTGGTATGAGATTTGAATCCCAAGTCCTTGCTGTAATACGTTTCCCAATCTACGGTAATGATGTTCACACCAAGCTCCCGTTAATCGACGTATTGCTTGATGTAATTGTGCCCAGCGTTGTGGCCTGTGACCAAGGTAGACCTGCCTTAGTATTGAACATCTCTTGCAGCCGTGGTGGGTTGTCAGTCCCTGTTAGCGTACGTAGCACTTGCCCTGTGAAGCAGTCCCGTTTGGCTTGCGTCAGTTTTGTGTCTAAGTAATTAATCTCGTCTGGTGTTAGCACGTTGCGGTATTTTTCTGGAAACCCCGTCATGATGGGCACCCACTTGACCCCCTCTCCAAACTCCTGCGGGTCAGACTCCATGCGCTTGGCTAGCATTAATACACCCTCGTTCATTTTGCTAGTGTCCATTAAATTTCCCCTAAGATTTTGATTAGGTCGTCGTACTGTGTACCCTTCTCAAGTATCTTGTAACTCATGTTAATGCTGTGCTGTGTTTTTTGTAGCAGCTTCTTATTGGTTAGTGCTTTGATGCGCGTGTGCACAGTCGCGGGGGATGCGGCAGTTGAGTTGTCAACAATCTCCATGATAGTAACCTCACCCGCTACTCGCTTGGTACGCATGACTTCGTCAAGTACGATTATGTCAATGGCATCAAGTTTGTATGCCTTCACGGCGCTCATTGCCGCTGCTAATTTTTCTAACTTCATATGTTTTTCCTTAGTGAATAATAGTAATACTGATTCTGTTGGTAACGTATTTCCAGTACGCCATCAGCCATAAGTTTGGCTATGATTCGTTGCGAATGCCTTGGGCTAATCTGTAAGTTACGTGCAACATCATTGATGGACATCGCATACTTGTTTTTCAGGATGCGTAAAAGTCTACGCGCCCTTCCGTCAGTCGGCCTCGACCTTGTCGATATCGGTAACATGTTTGCTCATATTAAAGTAGCTGCCCTTCAGTGATGGCGCGTTGAATTTCCAAGCATCGAACATTACGGACAGACTCTCTATGCCTGTCTCGTCTGCCAGAATAGCAACACCACCCTGCTCCATAATCTCGCGCAGGTTCCTGAGTTGTAGCGTAGTGGGCTTGCCCTTGCCAGCCTTGCACTCAATCCCAATGAACCTACTCTTGTAGCACGCCACTATGTCGGGCACACCTGATGTACCGTACCCATGGGTAGCTGGCATAAACTGATATGCGCCATGCTTCTTGAGCAGTGCTTTGACCTTTGCTTTAACTGCTGCTTCTGGTGTCATGGTTGTATCCCCTTTAACTTTAGTAACTCGCTGTAATCTCCCCAAGATAGGTACACGTGGACAGACGCTTCGCTGAACCTTCTCCCTATAACTTCTCCCTTCTTGCTCCGGTTAACATCGCACATTTTGAGTAGCACGATGCGCTCCATCAAGTGCGTAGGCACCTTAGCAAGGGGCACGTCAAAAGTTTGCAGAGACACGTTGCTCATAGCCGTAACTTTTTTGACCGCGCCACTCTCTCCCATATATGCAATTGCTATAAATGGAACGTCTATGTGCATAATATATAAAACCCTTCTAACAATGTCAAGTGTTTTATTATCAGGTGTTAACCCAAAAGACCTGAGCGTTAACTTTTATGCCCACATCCGGCAGGTACTCATTCTGCTCCATCATGCGCAGCAAGGCGACATGTTGTTGTACTTGCTCCGGCGCAGCCTCTAAGGAATCGTACGTTGCTGTATCCGCATCGCCTGACACCACGACAGACTCGTCTGGATTAATCAGCACGTGTGTTTTGGGTTCCGCTTTAACCGAACGCATCCGCTTTTCCTTGTAGGCAGGCAAGCCCACTGTAGCGAGTTCCCTAAACTTCTCTGTACGAAACTCTACACCGAAGCTAAGTAACGCTTCAATCTCTTCGTATATAGCTCTCTCTGATATCCGGTTTATGGATACCGCAGCTTCCTCTGCTTCTCTTTGCCATGCCCTATGTGCATCTGCCACAGTATCTTTAGACATGCGTGCAACCTCGGGTCCCGTGTATGGCTTGATGTAGTCCTTCATCCACTTAAGCATCTTCTTGGGGTCGCTCGTTGACCGTGTGCGGTAGTCCCGGTTCGTGCACAGAAACTTGTCGTTGCTTATACGGAAGCTGTACATCTTCAGAATCTTCTTGTTGTTTTTATCCAGCCCGTTCACCTCTAGTCTAGCTAGTGATTCCTTGTTTGGAAACCGACTGTCCCCGAAATGGATACTCCTGTTGATACCACTATGGGCAACATCTACAGGGAACCGACTGACTTGTGATCTACGGAACTCAACTATTAGTTGCCTGATGGCATCGGGGATATTTTCAGTTGTAATGTTAAGCATTTATATTCTCCTTGGCTTTGTTAGCCTTAACTATTGGAATCATTCGGCCTCGCAGGTACTCGGTGCGAACATCTTTAATCGCAACCTCCATATCCCGCACGGTAATTATTTCTAGCTGCGCATCGTGCAACTCCATCGCTTCATTTAAAGCACGCATCTCATCAGCACGCAGTATGAATTTATCGGCGGCTGCACCTCTTGCGCTTACTGCATGTAGCGAACCTAAGCCACTACGTACAACATCTCTATACCCCTCACCAAACCCACGTCGGTGCAGTGCTTCCACGATATTGAAAGCTCCGACTAGCACGTCCATGTCGGCTCGTACTGCATTGCCCTGAGTAAGCGCCATCATTGCCCCGTGGTTCTTGATGCGTAGGTCAAGCAAGTACTTGCCATGTTCGGGTATCGGGGTGAACCCACTAAGCACGTAGCCTACGGGGTCCATCAGAACTGGTTTAGGTCGGTACTTACTTCGTTTTTTCATGCGCGTCCCTCTCTATAAATAGTTTACGTATCGTATCTAGTGCAGCTTTATTGTTTAACCTTGCTTGCTCGAGTTCGTACGCCTGTTCCTGCATACGTACATATGCTTCTGAGGCAAAGTCAGCTAGGTTTTTGTTGGACCATGCTGCAAAGTTTGGTGTGTCATCCATTACTTATCCTTTACTTTTGATTTTCAAATGGTCGTCAGCACCGGGCCTGACGTATGCGGGTTTCTCTCCCGTATATACAGGTTGCAGCCAGATGTTTAAGTCTGGTGATGCAACCACATTGGGGTGACGCGCTACTGGCACGTAGTCACCACGTACATACTTCTCTACGTTCTTCTCACCTAACGATGGCGTAAAGTTTCCAAGTTTCGTAGTCTTGTTGACTCGCGTTGCTTGCTTCTGCATTAGGTTTGGGTTACCTGCTTGGAACTTCATAGTTACTTCTTAAACGTGGGCAACGGGAACCAATGGTCAAAGAACTTATCACCTGCGTTGTAGTGAGACTTCTGAGCCACGTTAGAACGCTTGTTAATCAGCCACATACTGACACCTCTTGGCGTGTTCTCGTCAATCGGTATCCAGTGGCAAGCAGGGGCCACCGCAGCAGCGCCATCGGAAGTTATCTTGTGTTCCTGTATAGGTGCGTTAAACATAGTTGCGCTAAACGAATCCAAGATTTTTGCTTTGAGTTCTTCGCGCTCACCTTCTGGAAAGTCTTGAACTACGTTGTTTAGTATTCCCATAACGTCCTCAACCATTTGTTTTGGGGTGATGATGCTCATCTTGTTTCTCCGTGTATTTCTTGTACTCGATACCAAATAAGGCATTCAATCCGGGTAGTAACGCTTTCAGTAGGTCGGCGCGTGATATGTGAACGTGCCCACATCGGCTACACACCGTGCCCACATACTTATGCCCGAAGTATTTACACCATAGCTTGCGTAGGTAGTTCATACTATTTTGTTTCCGTAGTCATCAAATGTTCGTCCGTTTGGTGGGCAGCAAGTGTGAAGACTTACCGGGCCAAGCGCACTCATAAGCCGCTTACCGCAGCGGTGGCAATAGTTTCGCTCCTCTATCTGTGCTTGCAACTGCCCAAAGTCCGACACTGCTTGCAGATGAGCTTCTGCCTCTGGCTGTGCCAATGCTTCTTTGATGGCGTGGCGTACATATTTACGCTCATGGGCATTTGTTTCAATGTACTCAAGGCACATCTGCAATGCTTCGTCTTTAGTCATGATTAAGTTCCTTCAGTTGATAGTCTTTAAATGCCGTACCTTTGCTGGCATCACCGCGCCAGCATTCTTTTACCCACCCACGCTTACCTGACTTGTACGTGCGCCAATGGCCCCGTGCCTGATGCCTACGTGGGCTTGCGTGTGTGCCACCTTGGTGTTCTTGGCTTGGCTTGGGCGGCTCAATCACTACCGTGTGCCAGTCGTACAGCGGTAGCTTACCCTCTTTGATTTTCCTGCGATTTGTAAATGTGTCTTTTACTGTTGGCACATACGCTTGCACAGGCATATCCAGCGATGCGTAAAACATGGCCACAATCGCACACATCATCGACTGGTCTTGGGGGTCAATTGGCTTGTCAACCTCGCCCGTCTTTGGCTCTCCATTGTCTTCAGCAAACAAAAAAGTCCCGAGGGTCTTGTACCCTGTAGGCTTCATAATCCAACCCGTCACAATCGTTGCCGCTGGTTCTGCAAGCACCGACAACATAAAGTCACCCTGTGCTGTCTTCCCGCACAGCATCATGTTTCGGTAGGGTGCGGGGTGCAGTAGGTACTTTTTCTGGTCGTAGTCGATGTATTCCTTGATGGCTCCCGTCACATCAAACCACTGCATTTGAGTTGGGTCAAGGTTAGCGACGGACACCATCTTTACCATTTCTTTGATGAGTGGGGTCATTGATTCTTCTCCTTCAGCTTGGCTTCCGTGAGCAGCATCGCATCAGTCTTATCCATTGCCGTGCTTGTGATGTCGTCCATGTCATCCCCTGTCAGCCCAACCCACTCTTTGCGCTTTGGTGGGGTGGTGTCCCAAAAAGTACCACGAAGTTCTTCTTTGTCGTACTCCATCACAGGCTCCTGCTGTGCTAATGCTGCTCTTGTCTGCTTTGTAATTCGCTCCGCATCTTCTGCAAGTGTCTTTGCTTTGATGGGGCTATAGGGGCTTTTGTAACTGCACTTCGGGCAAACCAGCCATTCTGTAAGCGGCTCCTGCTCTGGTGTTTTCATAGCAGTGCTATCCTCATAATTCTCAGGTCTGCCACGAACACCAGCTTCATAGCCAAGCACATACAAAGCAACGTCTTCTTTGCTGTCCCAAAAACAAAAAGCCTGTGCCTGTTGGTTGCGTAATCCATGAGCAAAGCCCATTACGTAGGGGCTGTTGTTGGTGTAGTTGTTCATGCTTTGCTTTCAATAAGAGTGTTTAAGAGCCATCATTTCACTCCTTCAAAAAACACCACTGCGCTGGGAAATGGTGCGCTGTTTGTATGCCCACCAAACTTCAACCTTCCCTTGATTAAAAAGTATGTGCCTCGCATTGCATAGTCGTGCCACCACTTTGTATCGGTGCGTGCTGGTACAAGACAAACTACCGATGCACCCGCAAGGCTAGACATGTAAGCCTTCTTCATCCAGTGCCCAATCGTGCGACCATACGGCGGGTTCATCCAGCACTTGCCCGTCCACACTTGTTTTAACCCGTCAGTGGCTAAGTCGTAATACACAGGACACTTAGCATTGTCGGCAGATGCACATACATCCGTTGTAAATGGACCAAGTCTGGTGTTCCACTCGTCGAAGAAGTCTTGAGGTGTTGACCAGTTGTCGGATGCACTACTTAGCATCCCTTTGTTAATCATTCCCATCATTGCACTCCTGAGTAATACATAATTCGATTGTTGCCGTTGGGATGCTCTCGCTCTTCCCGACTAACAAGTTTCTGCAAAAACGCTATGCGTAGTTGACCACGCACGCTGTCCAAGGGCATCCTCAGAATGTCCGAGATTTCTGCGGCATTGATAGGGCCGTTACTACGTGCAAGATTAACTATTGATTGTCGCTTATGTCCCACCGTGGGCTGTATCTGCTTGCGCGGTTTGTGCGCTGCTCTATGCAAATGCTTCGGTGTAACGCCGGGGTAATCGCCCCCGACCCACTGTGTTTCAGGTGTGTAGCTCATTTCTCTAACTCCGTCCAACGTGTTCTTGGTTCATTGCAGTGCTTGAGGTAGAAGTGAATCAAGTAATTGAAAATTTGAATGTAAGACATTTTGATACCCGTGTTCTGAATCAGTGTCTCCCGTATCAGGTCAACGTCTTGATTCACGTTCAGGGTGATGCGTTTAGTTGCCATACTCAATCCTTCGCACCTTCAGTAGCCATGTACGCCTTCAGCCGTTTGACTCTGTTCTTGTTGTAAGTTACCAGTGAGCTAGCGTACTCAACGCCTGTCTCAGCCAGCAGCAACGCCATCTCTGCCTCATGCAACTCAAAGGCAATCGCTTGGATGGGTGTTATTGACCCCACCATTCGTTTTATTTCCCGCCACATGTCGTTTAACATTTTGTTTCCTTGGTTTGTCTTCAGTAATAACTTCTATTGTTGTGAACCTGTGCATGTTGGCGCACAGGTATCGTCTTCGTCTCGTATTGTCTGGGCGCATTCGGCTATCAAGCACCGGGGTATATACCTTGCATACGGGACACTGCATTTATTAACTCCTGTTAACTTTTAAAACATAGCCAGAATCTCATCTACTTTTGACTTCACATCTACCCGCATGTCATCATGCTTGCGTAACTCGACGGCAGACACGCCTACAAGCGCACCCTCTAACTTCTTTCTCGCTGTCTCCAGCTTCGTGTCATTGGTTACGTTCAGCTTGGTCAGCAACTCGCACATATCCACAGCATTCGTCACTAGCGTGTCGCGGAAGATTTGCTTCTCATCACCCGCCAGCTTGGTGCTCATCTTGGTCAGGCAGTCGTGCAGCCTGTCCCATGCGTCTTGCATAGCTTCGCCCAACTTGTGCTCATAGAACTCTTTGTATTGCGCTTCAAGCTCTTGCCTGTGTGCATCATTCACGTCGATGCGGAAGTCACCCATGTCAGGCACGGGCATAAACACGTAACGCATACGGAACTTGTCCTCTAGCTTGCTTGCGTCCGGGTACTCGTCACTGTCGAACAAGTCACCCAACTGAAACGCCGCCGCTGTCACCAGTGTGGGGTACTCAATCAAGAACGCTTGCACAGCATCGCGGAACTGAATCTCGTAATCGTTAAGCGTAGCTTTATAGTCAAAGAAGTTTTTCATTGGCAGCAAGCGTGAGCCACCATCGGACCATGGCAGTGTCTGCTCGTAATGCCAGATACGCATCGCGGACACCAGCTTCTGAAGCTCCTCTAGCTTCTGCGTGCCAGCTAATAGCTTCTTGTGATAGTTCCCCGCCCGAGCCTTGGTGTGCTTGCTTGCATCAATCTCGTCCGACACCTTGCGGTCCATCTTACGACCTGTCCATACGCTGATGTTAAGGTCTACCAACATTGCACTGTTCTGTATCATTTTATTATCACCTGTTAATTAATTGACGTGTACCGTTTTACCGATATCTGAAACTACTGTTGTTGTGATACCCCACAACGTAGGGCAACTCCAGCCCATACCCCATGAACACACATACCCATCCGTCAGGATGACCGCACACTCAGCCTTAATCTTGTGCTCTTTCATGTAGTTAGGTATGCACTGAGGGTCAGTCCCGCCACCACCTCGCGGCTTGGTACTCGACAACAAGTTGTCCAGTTGGTCTTGGTCATACTTCTCATGCTGACATACCTGTGTATCCCAATAGAGCAGGTCAATACCCTCGGGCCTCACTGTCTCGCATATCTTCCTGACCTCACCCAAGAACTGCCCAATCTCCTCGGTCCCAATAGAGCCTGACATATCAATAGCCACCACGATACGCCCGACAGATTCCCCGACCATTGATGGCATATACACATCCTCACCTATCCACCTACGGGATGGCCTACGCCATGTACTCTCGTCCTTGTCTGCACAGAACGATGTCACGAACTCGCGCAACGCCTCACGCCAATCAACCTTGGCTTGCAGCACGTCACTGATTTCACGGGGCACATTGGCACTGAGCTTGCCAGCAAGAATCGCACCCTGACGTAACGCTTGGTCAATGTCCTTTGCCAATACTTCTTTCTCTTCGGTGGACATACTCTCTGCCCCTTCCCAGTCATGCTCATCGAACCCACCGCTACCCTCGGACACAGGCACGTCCCTGCCTTGCTGGTTATCTACCGACTTGACATGCACCGACCCACTCTCAGCTTGCTTCTTCAGGTCACGAAACACAGCGGCAGCGTCCATACCTCGGTACTTGAAGTCAAGCAAGCCACCGTCAGGCAGACACACATGGGCGTGCGCCTTGTCGCTGTCGTCAATCATTATGTTGATGACGTAGTCACATGCCATGTTCGCTAGTACCGGCCACTCTTTGTATAGATGCTTCCACATACTTGTATGTCGGAAAGCCTTGTGCAGGTTCTCGTGCAGTATCAAGCCCTTGAGTCGCTTGTCGTCTAGCTTGTCTACGAACGCTCTGCCATACATGGTGTTGCGTCCATCGGTGCAAGCAGTAGGCACGTCCTCGTCCACACTTGTATTACCCACCATGAAGATGCCTGAGTACAGGCAATACTTCGGGTCCTTCATCAGACCCACGTGCGCTTTCTGTATGCGCTGTTCAGCGGTTAGCTTACTCATCATCACTCTCCTCTACATCTTGTAATATGCTTACGAACAATTGCATCATTCCAGTTGGGCTGATGCCAGTAGAACTCCACATGTAGACCGCCGCAAGGGCCGCTACAAAAGATGCATCGCGTATGTCATAGCCGTGTTTGTCGAACAACGCTTGCATGTCATCAAAAACTTCCGGTGGAATAACCAACGGGACGGTATCTTCTTCGTCAATCATTTATTAACTCCTGATAATAAGTTTTAGAACAACCACTGATTGGTCAATGCCCAATCCTTGAACTCTTTGTTCATCACGCAGAACGATTGCTTCTGTGGTGACTTCATCACGCTGGTTGCAAACAGTGCTTGCCATTCTTTGTCCATGCGTTGCAGATACATCATCCACTTAGCCAGCGAGTCCTTCTCGACACGGGTAATGGCACTAAACACCAGAATGCAACGGGCCACCGCATCGTCGGGTAACTTAGCTGTCATAGGTGTTGCCAGAATCGCATCCCACGTAGGCAGCTTGTCCACCACCGTGAAGAACGCTTGCATGTCACGGCTTGCGCTCTCACCAATAGTGCCTGTCAGTAGTGAAATAGTCAGTGCATCACCCAACTCAGCACGCTGCTTGGCAATGTGGCTGGCTTTCTCCAGTGAGCGGGGCGTCACCACCGCACCCATTCCCGCCCGTGTTGGGTTGAATATGTATGGGTTCTCACGCTGGCTTGCATCGGTGTAGCTTGCCAGTGCATGAGGGAACTGCTTAACCCACGCGATAATCTCAGGCGCGATGTTGTTGCCCAGCGCCCACTCAATCCACTCGTCAGAGTCAGGCTTGCGGACAGTAACAAGAGCCACACGATTTCGAGCGTGAGCCTCAAGCATGTCTCCAACGCCATCTGACAACAAGTTTGTGGTTCCGAACACTATTGAACCCTTGGGCAGGTAGTGGTCACCGATGCGATGCTCCAGCATCAAAGTCAGCAGCACGTTCTTCACTGCTTTCATTGCCTTGCCAATCTCGTCAAGCATGATGATGACGGGTTCACCTGCGTGCATCTTGAACCGTGCATTGGGGGCAAACTTGGTGACCTTCATTTTATTATCACCTGTTAATACTTCCTCGGTGTAGGGCAGTGCGAAGTCGCCCAAGTCCAGCAACGTACAGTCAATGTATGCCGTGCCCATGCTTGGGTTCTTGGCCTGAATGAACTTCAGCATGGCTGATTTGCCAATGCCGGGTTCGCCCTGACCAATGATAGTGACCTCTTGCCCCACGGTTGAGATGCCGTGAGCAAACTCTTTGAGGGAAACTGATTGACCGAAATTAATAATTGCCATGATTGCACTCTCTCTGCTGATTAACAGCCTGTTAATAATATGAACTCACCTAACAGCCAGACGATTTCCAACTGTTAGATACATTGTAACACATGGGTACACCTTTGTCAATAGTGACAAAAACTACTTACACCACACCCGCCATTGCCTTGTCTGTAGGCTCAACCTCAATGACCTTGTATATGTCCCCATGTTGCTCTGCCAGCTTGTACGCCGCATCCTTCACTTGGTCGTACGAATACTGCGCAGCCCCCAGCTTGGCACTACACCAACGTGTTCTACGCAATATGCGGCACATCAACCCCAAGTGAAGCTCTGAGTCTCCGCTGCACAGGTACTTGTACAGCAGGTGCTCGTAGTGCATTTCCCTAGGGGTATCTTGCATCGCCGCAAACGTCTCGCTTGCAACCCAACCATCACTCATAGCGAGAAACGTTTTACAGAACTTCAGAAACGGCTTCATCGGCTCACGTGCAGCCTTGGCCTTGTCGCGGTCAACCACCTTCTTCTTTATTAACACCTTGTTAATAGGCTCATACACATGGGGCGATAACTGGTGCACCGTCAACTCATTACCCACCGGATAAGCCTTGCGCCCTTCGCTTGTGGGCAGATACACCCACAGCTTATTGCATATCTTATACACACCAAACGGACTGTGTATGTGCATAAAGTCGGCAGTCGCAGGTGTCTGCCACCCATCTGGGCGTAGTGTTATCCATCCGTTGGCGTGGTACTCCACCACCTCCGTGTTGTGCAGCTTGGCGCAGTAACTCACCTCACCACTCAGCAACGTCTTTGCAGTTATCTGCTCATGTGAGCGCCGCCGCTCCCCGATGGGCCTCTCGTTTGCTCGCCCACGGATAGGCACAGTGTTGTTGTACTTGGCTTTGTAGTGCTCGTAGTCACGCTTGGCATTGTTCTTCATTTCGTATCCCCTAAAAATATTAGTACCGCCTCAACCACCTGCATACTCGCCTCACATGAGTCGTAGTCGGGCACCCACTCACCACTTTGCAGTAGCAGCAAGTCCTCAAGTAACACGGACAGATATATCCTCGCTTCTTCTTTAGTGCTTATATCCATCACGGTCTCCAGATAAATAAGTCGCACAGTGCGACAGTAATAATAATAACTAGCAACGCTGCACGCCATAATATCTGCGTGGTTGTCATTGCACCATGAAACTCAAATACGTCATACTTCATTTATTAACTCCTGATAATATATTTACTCTTTGCTTATTACTCATAGCATTACCTCGTCTAGTTGCAGTGAACTGAGTGGCATAGACAGATATACCCATCTGTCCTCTTGAGTTAGCTTGCGCACGTGCACCGTTGGTGGGGCCAACTCAATCACCTCGTATCGATGCTTGAACCCCTTGTAGTCCCTACGGATTAGTGTGTCCCCGTCTTGCACGGGCTTGCCTGTTTTGCGGTCAATCACCATGGTCGTCAACTGTGGGTGTAACCGTCAGGCTCAATCCCGAGCCACATCCCTGCAAACGGGACCATGATGCAGCCCCATCCCTGCACGACTGTGCGCCGGAAGATTAGGTAAGAAGTCGTATCGGCATCGTTGAACCGCATGAAGACTTTTCTGAGCGCAGTGCGCTGGGCTTTGGTCAATGTCATTTTATTAACTCCTGATAATAAGTTGTGGTGTGTGCCTACGCATGTAGGTTTATGCGGGGTTACCGTGGCTTTGGGTTGACGATTTTGAGGTCGTCGGGATTGTGGATGTATTGGTATGCACCCTTGTTAAATGGAATCTGGACAATGTGCCGTTTACGCTTGGCAACGACTTCGCCGCATGACATACATAACTTGTAGCCAAGTTGGGCGCGTTGGGGGCAAATGTCATCGCTGCACGCGCAGCACAGGGTTTGTGGAATCGTCATTGGAAGCTCCTAATCATAGAAAATAAGCGTTGTCACGTGATTTGCGTGATGGGCAACGGGGAGACGGGGTTTGTTCCGTGATTTGTGGCGGGTTTTGGGCGTTTTTGGTGCTGTGAAAAGTTATTTAAAATCAACGGGTTACGGCGTTCGTTGTCGTTTTGTTCCTTTGTTCCGTCTCGATAACGGGTTTGCCGAAGTCGCACTTCCTGAGCAATCATAGAAAATAAGCGTTGTCACGTGATTGGAAAACCATGGGTACACGGATACTCTTATATATATTTGGAACAAGGAACAAATAGGGGTAAAACGTCACTTTCTTCAATGAAATCAAGGACTTAGCTTGTTCCCTTGCACTGGAACAAGCGGATACAGCGGGAACATTACCAAATTTTGTATTCTTTGAACACTTATGTAATCTTTGAACACTTATGGCCCTGCTGCATCATCAACCTGCCGCATCATCTTCTAGCTACTATCACTAAAAGTGAGGCGAAGAAAAAGCCCACCGAAGTGGGCGATTCCTCAAACTTATTATCAGGTGTTAACAAGAGCCAACGTTGCCCTCAAATTGTTGATTGTTGCAAGGACATCAAAGTCTTCATCTTCGCTTTTCTCACAGGCTTTAATAAGCGCGGCAAGCTCTACCTGTATGCGTGTCTTAAGAGTAGTCGGTGCACGCTCTGCCTTTTCAGTGGGGAAAGCGTATCTGACGATGCGCGTGTACATGGTGTGAGCTATTGCCCGTGCATCCTTTTTGGCCTGATTTGATGCTTCCCATGTTGCCTTCTGCCCTTCATCCATAGCGTTAAATTCAGTCGAACCCTTGCGGGTTAACTCTTTCCCCAACGCGGCTGCATGGCGCTTGTCCATCGCAGGGATAATTGCATCCGCGATAAACTGGGCTTTAACCTCTGCTACGGCTGTTTCGGTGCCGTAGAACCCGCGCACCAATTGACCGGCATTCATCCATTTATTAACACCTGATAATTCGCTCTTGACTGCGCTTGTCACTGCGCTTGTCATATCGGTGTAGTTAATATTTGTTTCGTTATTCATATATATCCTTCTGTTTGTTAAAGTTAATCTGCACTAGGCAGGACTCAAATGTAACAGGAATACTAGAATCTACAAGCATTTTAATATTAACAGCTGATAATAAATTGATTTTCCCCAGCCCCCCTGACACCCCCCACCCCCTAGATTAGGCCCCGTTCTCGCCAGCCTCCCATACATATTAATATGCACAACCAATCTACAACTTTAAAGTTGGAACTACGAGGTACGTCTAGGGTACGTGTTTATAAGATTACAAGTCTTTGTGTAAACATCTTATGGGCTAGTTAGCGTTAGGGTGTGCGGTGTAGATTACAAGTCTTTGTGTAAACATCTTGTGGGTACCCCCCATACGGCTTTCTGTAGAAAGAAAATAACACGATTCCTACAAACACCCCCCGTCATCTTTTCAAATCAAAACCCCCCACCCCTATTTGCAAAAATTTTGAGTTGCGATACACTATGTACAACAGGAGCTACAAACCGCCCCCATGCCAATAATTGCGACCCCCGAAGTTGGGATACCTTTCCCATTTGATACGACCCCAGAAGAAATAGAGTCCTTCAGGGAGAAGGCGCACGCCTACTTTCAAACCTTGCAGGTACTAGCTGAACAGGGTTTGAAGATCGAGATAACCCAAGCAGACAAGTCTGCATCCCACCAAATCATGGCTAACGAGAAGATGCCCGTTGCCAAAGAACTCACATCGGGAACCATACTCAACCTTGAGGCTATCCTGACTGAGTGGGACCAAGAGGTGCTTGACGTATCGCGCAGGCTGCGTAACTACATAACGAACAAGTTGATATCGGAAACAGTAGACCCCGATCCCCGGGTGCGCCTCAAGTCATTAGAGTTGCTAGGCAAGACCGCAGGCGTTGGCTTATTTGCCGAACGGTTGGATGTGACGGTGACGCACCGCACTGTCGAGGACATTGAGGAAGAACTGCGCAAAACACTTGCGTTGTATGGCGGCGGTCAGGTGATTGACGTGAAAGTTAAAGAGCGGCCCAAGGCTGTGGCAGACATCGACCTCGACGAAGAACTCGGGAGGGTGGATGGACCCAGCACTATTGAATGAGGTAGAGGCGAGGTTGCACCTCATGCCCCCAGCGGCCCAGCAGAAGGTTGGTGCTCTGATTGCCGAGGCCCGTAGGTCGGCTACGCAAGAGAAAGCCAAGACCGACTTCATGGCGTACGTCAACTACGTCTGGCCTAACTTCATCCATGGGCGGCATCACGAGAAGATGGCCCGTGCGTTCGAGCGAGTTGCCCGGGGTGAGGTCAAGCGGCTCATTATTAATATGCCACCACGGCATACCAAGTCAGAATTTGCCTCGTACCTGCTGCCAAGCTGGTTTCTGGGGCTGTTTCCGGGCAAAAAGGTCATTCAGACTAGCCACACTGCCGAGTTGGCGGTGGGTTTTGGACGTAAAGTGCGAAATTTGGTGGACTCTGACGCCTACAAAGACATATTTCCCAGCCTCGCGCTGCAAGCTGACTCTAAAGCGGCTGGTCGGTGGAACACCAGCAAGGGTGGAGACTACTTCGCTATCGGTGTAGGCGGTGCGGTGACGGGTAAGGGCGCGGACTTGCTCATTATTGATGACCCACACTCGGAGCAAGAGGCTGCGCTATCGGAAACTAACCCGGAAATCTACGACAAGACGTACGAGTGGTACACATCAGGCCCACGGCAGCGGTTACAGCCGGGTGGGGCTATCGTCGTGGTGATGACACGCTGGTCGAAGAAGGACTTGACGGGTCAGGTGCTCAAAGCAGCGGCCCAGCGGTCAGGTGAAGAGTGGGAAGTAATCGACTTTCCGGCTATTCTGCCTTCGGGTAAACCCTTATGGCCTGAGTTCTGGCCTCTTGAGCAGCTTGAGGCACTTAAAACCGAGTTGCCCAACGGCAAGTGGATGGCGCAGTACATGCAGCAGCCCACTTCGGATGTGTCCGCTATTATTAAGCGTGAGTGGTGGAAGATATGGGACCACGAGGACCCACCGCACTGCGAGTTTCTGATTCAGTCATGGGATACGGCGTTTTTGAAGACGGAACGGGCCGATTATTCAGCGTGCACGACATGGGGCGTGTTTTATAAGCCCGACGACACTGGTTTGAACCAAGCCAATATTATTTTGCTTAATGCGTTCAAGGCACGGATGGAGTTTCCAGAGTTGAAACAACGCGCTATGCGCGAGTTCAAAGAATGGAGTCCGGATACACTAGTGGTTGAGGCTAAGGCAGCAGGTTCGCCGCTTATATTTGAGCTTAGGTCGATGGGCATCCCGGTGCAAGAGTACACCCCGTCTAAAGGCAACGACAAGATAGCCCGGTTGAACTCAGTTGCAGACATGTTCGCCAGTGGCTTGGTCTGGGTGCCAAATACTCACTGGGCAGAAGAACTGGTTGAGGAAGTAGCAAGTTTCCCATCTGGGGAACACGACGACATGGTTGACTCCATGAGCCAAGCTCTCATCCGATATAGACGAGGTGGGTTTATTAGATTACAGTCCGACGAGAAAGAAGAACTACCTTCCTTTCGGCGGAAGCGGGAATACTATTAAGCCAGTAATGATTACTGAGCTTGTGAAGATACCAAAGGAATAGAACATGAGTATTGAGAAATCACTTTACGCCGCCCCTATGGGTTTGGATGCTTTGGCTGCACGTGATGCGGAGTCACCAGAGATCGAGATTGAGATTGAAGACCCTGAATCTGTAGAGATTGGGGTAGATGGTCAGCCTATCCTGCGTATTGAGAAGGGTGATGACGAGGAAGACTTCAATGCCAATTTAGCTGAAGAGATGTCTGAGCGTGAGCTTGAATCTCTAGCTAGCGAGTTAGTTGGAGAGTACGAGGAGGACGTAGCTAGTCGCAAAGACTGGATGCAGACTTACGTTGACGGCCTTGAGTTGCTGGGTATGAAGATTGAGGAACGCAGTGAGCCATGGGAAGGCGCTTGCGGTGTGTACCACCCGATGCTGTCCGAAGCACTGGTTAAGTTCCAGTCTGAAACCATGATGAGCACGTTCCCTGCGGCGGGTCCGGTCAAGACACAAATCATTGGTAAAGAAACCCCTGCCAAGAAGGCATCGGCTACACGTGTCCAGAATGACATGAATTACCAACTAACGGACGTGATGAAAGAGTACCGTCCTGAGCACGAGCGTATGCTTTGGGGCTTGGGTTTGTCCGGTAATGCGTTCAAAAAGGTGTATTTTGACCCTAATTTGGACCGCCAAACCTCCCTATTTGTACCTGCCGAAGACTTAGTTGTGCCCTATGGCGCGTCTAATTTGGAGTCTGCCGAGCGTGTAACGCACGTGATGCGCAAGTCTGAGAACGACATGCGGCGTCTTCAGGTGGCTGGCTTCTACCGTGACATCGAGTTGGGCACACCAGCCAACACTTTGGACGAGATTGAGAAGAAGATTGCTGAGAAGTTGGGCTTCCGCGCTACTACTGATGACCGCTACAAGGTCCTTGAGATGCACGTCGAGTACGACATGCCCGGGTACGAGCACGAGGAAGACGGTGAAGTCACTGGTATTGCTCTGCCTTACGTAGTAACTATTGAGAAGGGTTCTAATAAGGTACTGGCTATTCGCCGGAACTGGGAGCCGGACGACAAGAACTACGCCAAGCGGCAACACTTCGTGCATTACGGCTATGTGCCGGGTTTTGGCTTTTACTGCTTTGGCTTGATCCACCTGATTGGTGCATTTGCTAAGTCAGGCACATCACTGATTCGTCAGTTGGTGGACGCTGGCACTTTGAGTAACTTGCCCGGTGGCTTTAAAGCTCGTGGCTTGCGTATCAAGGGTGATGACGGTCCTATCGCTCCCGGTGAGTGGCGAGATGTGGATGTGCCCGGTGGCACTATTAAAGACAACCTGTTGCCCCTGCCATATAAAGAGCCGTCACAAGTTCTTGCTGGCCTGATGGACAAGATTGTCGAGGAGGGACGCCGCGCAGCTAACTCCATGGACTTGCAGATGAGTGACATGTCGGCGCAAGCGCCCGTGGGCACTACGCTGGCTATTCTTGAGCGTACGCTTAAAAACATGTCGGCTATTCAGGCCCGGGTCCACTACTCCATGAAGCAGGAGCTAGTGCTGTTGAAAGGCATTATTGCCGCCTACAGCCCAGAGGACTACGACTATGAGCCAGATGTGGGCAACGCACGCGCCAAGCGTAGCGACTACGACAACGTAGAGGTAATCCCTGTTAGCGACCCTAACGCCTCGACCATGGCGCAGAAGATCGTGCAGTACCAAGCGGTGTTGCAGTTGGCGCAGCAGTCACCCCAGTTGTACAACTTGCCGCTCCTGCATCGTCAGATGTTGGACGTGTTGGGTATCAAGGATGCCGCGAAGCTGATCCCCATGGACGAGGACCAGAAGCCTATAGACCCTGTGTCGGAGAACCAGAACGTGCTGTCGGGTAAACCTGTCAAAGCGTTTTTGTACCAAGACCACCAGTCACACATCATGGTGCACATGTCGGCAATGCAAGACCCCAAGATTATGGCTCTGCTTAAACAGAACCCCATGGCGCAGCAGATGCAGGCCGCAATGATGTCTCATATTAATGAGCACTTAGGCTTTGAGTATCGCCGCCAGATCGAGCAACAACTTGGTATGACTCTACCTCCTCGCCACGACGAGAGCGGTGAAGAAATGCACATGGACCCAGAAGTCGAATCGCGGTTGTCTCCCATGCTGGCGCAAGCAGCCCAACGGCTGTTGGCCCAGAACCAAGGTGAAGCCCAGCAGAAGCAAGCTCAACAGCAAGCCCAAGACCCACTGGTCCAGATGCAGCAGCAAGAGATTCAGATCAAGGCCGCAGAGCAGAAACGCAAGCAGGACAAAGATCAAGCGGATGCCGCTATCAAGGCCGCGCAGTTGCAGATCGAGCGTGACCGTGTGGCTAATCAGAACGCACAAGCTGAGAAACGCGACAAGATTGAGGCCATTAAAGTAACTGCACAGATGCAGAATGACCGACAGTCTGAGATGGCACGCCTTAGTGTTGATGTGCTGAAACATCTGTCCTCGCGCAACCAAGCGGATAAGCAGATGGAGATAAACCAACGCCAGCCAACTAACAAACCGAAAGGCGAATGATGGACGTAATTGACGTACTCGTAAAGCAGACCGACGAAAAGGTCGCGCAAATTAAGGACTACTTGGCTGATGGCCGAGTGGATACCTTAGACGATTACAAAAAACTCTGTGGTGAGATCAAGGGTCTGCTCACTGCAAGAGGATATGCACTAGACCTGCAACAAACCATGGAAGATTCCAATGACTAGTTCAATCCTGTTGGCTACAAACGCTGACAACCCACGAGTCGTGGGGGCCTATAACTTCACTGCATCCGCAGAGGAAAAAGGCAAACAACTACCAAAGCCCTCCGGCTATCGAATCCTTTGTGCCATCCCCGAGGTGGAAAAGGAATACGAAGGCGGCATTATCAAGTCGGATATTGCTATCCAGAACGAAGAAACGCTCACAACCGTTTTGTTTGTTGTGGCGCTTGGCCCCGATTGCTACAAGGACCCCGCAAGGTTTCCCTCCGGCGCATGGTGCAAAGAAGGTGATTTTGTTCTGATTCGCCCACATGCAGGCTCTCGTCTGGTTATTCATGGTCGAGAGTTCCGAATCATCAATGACGATTCCGTCGAGGGCATCGTTGATGACCCACGTGGTATTAAACGTAAATAAGGAAGGAGTACAAAATGCCTCCCATGGACCAAAATGACTACAAATTCCCAGATGAAGCCAAAGGTAAATCTGTAGAAGCTGAGTTTGAGATTGAGATCGAAGACGATACCCCAGCGGAAGATCGTGGCAAGACACCCCTGCCCAAACCTCTAGTCGAGGAATTGGAAAAGGACGAACTTGATTCCTATGATGACGCCGTAAAGACCAAGCTGAAGCAAATGCGCAAGGTTTGGCACGACGAGCGCCGCGAGAAGGAAGCCGCTGTACGGGAGCAACAAGAAGCTCTGTCGGTAGCCCAACGTTTGATGCAAGAGAACAAACGTATCAAGGAACTTCTGACTACTGGTGGGCAAGAATATGCCACAACTGTACAGAACGCCGCCAATATGGAGTTGGATATGGCGAAACGGGCATACAAAGATGCCTATGATTCTGGTGATACAGACAAGATCGTTGATGCGCAGCAGGCTATGCAGGCGGCTAATCTTCGGATCATGCAGGCAAAAAACTTTCGTATGCCTACTTTACAGGAAGACGAAAATCCTGTACAAACACGTCAAGAGCAGTATCAGCCTGTTCCTAGACCCGATAACCGGGCAGAGGATTGGCAAGCTACTAACAAGTGGTTTGGCAAAGACAGGGGTATGACCGCATATGCTTTAGGAGTCCATGAAGACCTGAAGGAGAGCGGAGTACCAGTCGGCTCTAATGAATATTACCGTGAGTTGGACAAAACAATTCGTGGTCGGTTTCCGGAGAATTTCGGAGAAGAACAAACCAGCCAAGGCACTACTCGATCAAAGCCGAGTATGGTGGTGGCCCCGGCAACGCGAAGTACAGCCTCCAACAAGGTTAGACTGAAGCAGAGCCAAATTGACCTAGTCAAAAAACTAGGCATAACTCCCGAGCAGTATGTACGGGAATTTTTGAAATCGGAGGCCAAAAATGGCTGAAGTTAAAGACAATAGACTTACAAGAGAGTTGGAAACACGTGCGGTACAGGAGCGTCCTAAGCAGTGGATGCAAGCTGAGTTGTTGCCAGAGCCGGACAAACATCCGGATTTCGCATACCGCTGGATTCGTGTCTCGACCCTGAATGTTTCGGACCCTCGTAACCTTTCGGCCAAACTCCGAGAAGGATGGGAGCCGGTAGGGCTTGAGGAACAACCCAAATTTAGACTGTTAGCTGACCCTCAAAGTCGTTATAAGGACAACATTGAGATAGGCGGATTGCTACTCTGCAAGACCCCGAAAGAGTTTGTGCAACAACGAAATGACCATTTCGCCAAGCAAACCCAAGCTCAAACGGATGCTGTGGATAATAGTCTCATGCGTCAAAGTGACCCCCGGATGCCAATCTTTAATGAGCGGAAATCCTCGACTAGCTTTGGCAAAGGTACTTAAATTTTTAAGGAGTCTTAAATGGCTTACCCCACTGTCTCGGCCCCTTACGGCCTAAAACCCATCAATCTGATTGGTGGTCAAGTGTTCGCAGGCGCGACACGTCAGATGGAGATTGCTAGCGGTTATAACGCTAACATTTTCTACGGCGATTTCGTCAAGCGAGTTATCGGCGGTACTATTGAGAAAGATACTGGCACAACGGCTAATACCCCTTGTGGCGTGTTCCTCGGTGTTAGCTTTACCAATGCCTCAACTGGTCAAATCCAGCAACAACAGTACTACCCAGCTAGTCAGCAAATCAAGTCGGGGACTAAAATCTTCGCCGTGATCGCTGATGATCCTGATACTCTGTTCCAAGTTGCCGTTTGTTCATCTGGCGTAGTTATGGCTACCGTGACTCAGAACGCTATCGGCACTAACATGTCGATTCTCGCTACTGCTGGTTCCACCTCTACAGGTAACTCTAGCTACTCAGTGTTGAGCACATCGCCAGCAGTGACTGCTACGTTCCCCGTTCGTGTTATCGACGTTGTTCCCGCAACTGCACCATCAGGTACTACGTACTCTGAAGTGATTGTGAAGATCAACTTCGGTATCCATCAGTACAACAACGCCACTGGCTTGGCATACGCTTAAGGAGCTAAATCATGGCTATTTCACGCGCACAACTACTTAAAGAACTGCTCCCCGGACTGAACGCATTGTTTGGTCTTGAGTATGCAACCTATGTTGAAGAGCACAAAGAAATCTACGAAGTAGAGTCATCTGAGCGTTCTTTTGAAGAGGAAACAAAACTCTCCGGTTTCTCCGCTGCACCAGTCAAAAACGAGGGTTCTGCCATCGCTTATGACAATGCACAAGAAGCATGGACTGCTCGTTACAACCACGAAACCATCGCTTTGGGCTTCAGTTTGACTGAAGAAGCCATTGAAGATAACTTGTATGACTCACTGTCTGCTCGTTATACCAAAGCTCTGGCCCGTGCCATGGCATACACCAAGCAGGTTAAAGCTGCTGCCGTGTTGAACAACGGTTTCTCTGCCAGCTATGTTGGTGGTGACGGCGTATCTCTGTTCAATGCCAATCACCCTCTGGTGTCCGGTGGTGTTAACAGCAACATCCCATCTACCCCTGCCGATCTGAACGAGACTTCCTTGGAAGCCGCCGTTATCCAGATTTCGTTGTGGACTGATGAGCGTGGTTTGTTGATTGCCTCGAAGCCTAAGAAGCTGGTTGTTCCTCCATCGCTGCAATTCGTTGCTACTCGTTTGCTGGAAACTGAACTCCGTGTCGGTACTGCTGACAACGATATCAATGCGTTGAAGAACAATGGTTCTATCCCCGGTGGATATGCCATTAACCACTTCTTGACTGACACCAATGCTTGGTTCCTGACCACAGACGTGCCAAACGGTATGAAACACTTTGTTCGTACGCCTCTGTCCAACTCAATGGATGGTGATTTTGACACGGGAAATGTACGCTACAAGAGCCGCGAGCGTTACAGTTTCGGCTGGTCTGATCCACTTTCGATGTTTGCCTCCGCAGGCGCATAAGCCATACGTAGCCTAGCTACGTTGCTATAGAAAGGGAGCTTCGGCTCCCTTTTTTCACGTCTATTGTTTTTACAATACCGCTATGGTACATTACCTGTAACTAAATCACAGGGACAAATATGGATACCAGCACACTACCAAAAACCCGCAGCGAAGCCAAAGCTATTGGGGCCAAATACTATTTCACTGGAGAACCTTGCAAGCATGGGCATATTGCTCCCCGTAAGACCAAGGGGTCGTGTATCGAGTGCAACAAGGTTGAGTGGGCTGCGTCAAATATTGCACGCACTGCATATTTTTCGGAGTACAACAAAAAAGAAGTAGTTAAGGACGCTAAACACGACTGGTACTTAGAGAATCGGGGACAGGTTATAGCAGCCGCAAATGCACAGCCCCCACACATAAAACGGGAGTACCGTAATACATGGAAAGCAAATAACAAAGTTCAAGTTAGGGCAGACACAAAAGCACGCCGCCGCAAACACCGTGAGGCTACGCCTTTGTGGTTGTCACGCAAGCAAAAATCCGAGATACGCCAGTTGTATCAAGTAGCAATTACTTTGACACAAGCTACCGGGGAGCAATATGTTGTAGACCATATCGTACCGTTACGTTCTGATGTTGTATGTGGCCTTCATGTTGCATGGAATCTTCGAGTTATTACCCGTGAAGAGAATTTAAAGAAGTCTAACAAGCTGGTTGCGTACGAATAGGAATAGTGGTATAAATACAGCATCCCGGGCCTTCCGGTGCATCAAACTGTCCCCGGCAGACGACATACCGATTGATGCACTTAACTTGTATGTAAGGAAAAATCATGGCAAATACCACGTTTAACGGCCCAGTTCGTTCGCAAAACGGCTTTCAATCCATCACGATTAACGGCACTACTGGCGTTGTTACCGTTGACGCTACGTTTGGCACAGCCACTAGCGTAACTACTTTGGCTGCTACAACAGTAACGGCTACAAATTTGGTTTATACCGACCAGAATCATCCTACCACTGCTGCTATCAACGCAACAGCTACAGCCACCGCAGCACAAGTTGCAACTGGCTACATCACTTCCACTTCAGCGTTAGCTACAACCATCACTTTGCCTACTGGCACTTTGCTGGGGACTGCCTTGGGCGCAACTCGTGGCACAGTGATGGACTTGTATGTTGACAACACCGCTGGTGCTGACGTTGTAACTATTGCTGTTGCCGTAAACGGCATCTTGTCTACTGCCGCCGCTGACACTGCTGGCAGCTTCGGTGACCTGACTGTCGCTGCGGGTGTGACGGGCCTTGCTCGTTTTACCCTCATGTTCTCCAGCGCCACGGCGTACGTGTTTACCCGTACGGCTTAATTAATCTCAGGGGCTACGGCCCCTTTTTTCAAGGGGTTGGTTATGGCTACCACATCAGTTCTTTCATCCATTACGCGAATGGGCCGTAATGAGCCGTTCGACCTGCAAGTGGGTCGCGGTCAGATTACGGGTCACCAGTCGGTGTTTTTGTTTGGCTACAGCGCAAGCATCACCAACGCCGCATTCATCCCCGCGTGGGAAAATACAGCCGCGTACACATACCCTGCTTCGGCAGTGGCTATGAGTATCGTGAGCACATCGGCGTCTGACACCACAGTAAAGATTATTGTGTATGGCCTTGACATCAACTACATCCCAATTAATGAAACAGTGACGCTGACGGGTACGACCCCGGTAGTTACCACTAAGTTGTTCTTTCGGGTAAACCAGTTAGATGTATTGCCTGACAGTCCAAACCCAGTTGGCGTCATTACTGCCAAGAACGGTGGTGTGACCTACGGTCAGATTGCTGTTGACACGGGCCAGAGCAATATGTCGGTCTACACCGTCCCTGCCGGATATAGTTTGTACGGCACTCATGTGGCGGCTTGGTCGTCTACCTCTGTCACTTCTGGCGTCTATGCCACGTTCCGGGCGCAAGCACTATCCCCAGCAGGTACAAAGTACATCGTCTCGCAGGCTCCGTTTTTGAACACCTTTGAATTTGCCGCGCAGTACCCACTGAAGTTCGTTGAAAAGACGGATGTGCAGTTCCAGTTCAAATCTAGCGGTGCGGGTTTGGGTATCGGCACAATCTTTGAAGGCGTACTGATTGCCGATAACGGGCAAAGTATCGGATCAGCGCGATGAAGAAAACCCCCTCCCTTGCAGTCGGTCGTGGCGAAAAGCTACCCGTATCCAAAGGTGCGGGTTTGACTGCCAAAGGTCGCGCTAAATACAATGCAGCCACGGGTAGCAAACTGAAGGCTCCCCAGCCCCAAGGTGGTGCTCGTAAAGATTCGTTCTGTGCTCGTATGTCCGGTATGCCCGGGCCGATGAAGGACGAAAAAGGTAAACCAACACGCAAAGCTGCGTCACTAGCAAGATGGAAGTGCTAAAAATGGCAGATGACCGTACTGGGGTTGATCGTAGAAGCGAACTGGATATGGTTCGTGAGATTGCTACGCACGCTTCTGATATTCGCCACATCCAAGAAGACATGGACAAAATGTTGGAAAGCATGAAAGCTATGCAGATAACCCTTTCAGACATCAACACCACCCTTTCCGAAGCTAAAGGCGGTTGGAAGATACTGATGATGATTGGCGGTGCGAGTGGCGCACTTACTGCTCTTTTTGTAAAATTTGCTTATTGGTACTACGGAAAGTAAATAATGCCAAGCACAAGCAAGAAGCAACATAATTTCATGGCGGCAGTGGCGCACAGTCCAGCGTTTGCCAAGAAGGTAGGCGTCCCACAGTCCGTGGGAAAAGACTTTAACAAGGCCGACAAGGGCCGCAAATTCAAAGAAGGTGGCGATATGAAAGAATCTAAAACTATGGTTAAAAAAGAACTCAGCTTCTTGAAAAAAGCTGGCGCTCCTAAGTCTTTAATCAAGCACGAAAAAGCCGAAGGTGGCATGAAATCTGGTGGTATGACCAAGATGGGCGCTGTTAAAACAGCCGCTCCAAGTCGTGACGGTGTTGCGGTCAAGGGTAAAACCAAGGGCAAGCAAATCGTTATGCAGAAAGGCGGGAAGTGCTAATGGCTAAGGGTATGTATCCTGACTCTACTCCCGTGCCCGATCCGGTGTCACCTGAGAAGAAAAAACCTGTCGCCAAAGTTTTGCCGAAACCCACGCCAAAGCCAAGCAAAGAAGTGCAGTACCCTGATTCGACCCCGGTTCCGGACCCAGTCACGTACGCTAAAGGTGGCAAAGTAGGCTCTGCTTCACGCCGTGCGGATGGTTGCGCCACAAAAGGCAAAACTCGCGGCAAATTTGTTTAAGGAATTATCATGGCAACTCGTAAAGTTCGTAAATTTAATGACGGTGGGGATGTAGATGGCCCCGGTGTAGAAACATCGCCCGTATATATGGCATCAGCTACGGGTGTGGACTTGCCTCCTATGGAAGAGGAAAAAGCTGCCCCCGCTAAAGCTAAAGCTAAAGTAGTTAGCAAAAAAGAACTAGATGCATTTCGTGCTACGCACGGCGCAGACAAAGACTTGCGTGACTACATGAACAAGCAGCAAGGCTTGACTCGTCGTGGTGGAGCAGCCCCAGCGGCAACTCCGGCTCCTGTAGCCCGTAAAACAGTACCCGAGCCATCCCCAAGCCGATCCAGTATGCTCACACGTATGCGTGAAGCAGACAAAGCAATCAAAGGCGTACGGGGCACGGAGTCTGCTCCTGTAGTCCCTCGTGGCATTACACGGATTAACCCTGATGACCTTAAAGGCCAAATGAAGGGTATGGGTGGAGCTTCTGGTTTTGCTAAGGGCGGTAAAGTAGGGTCAGCTTCACGCCGTGCTGATGGCTGCGCAATGCGCGGTAAAACAAGGGCATAACCATGAGAGCCAGTCGCGGCATGGGGGATATCGCCCCCTCTAAAATGCCAAAAGGCACTAGGACTAAACGCCGTGACAACACGGACTTTACTCAATACGCTGAAGGCGGTAAGGTGGGGTTGTATGACAATATTAATGCAAAACGTAAAAGAATCGCTCAAGGTTCTGGCGAGAAAATGCGTGCTGTTGGCAAACCCGGCGCACCTACGGCTAAAGCATTTCGCCAATCGGCTAAAACAGCAAAGTAAACTATGACCACATCTGGAACGTCCTCCTTTAACCTTGATGTCAATGACCTCATTGAGGAGGCATTCGAGCGTTGTGGGCAAGAACTTCGTACTGGTTATGATTTCCGTACCGCTCGACGTTCTCTAAACTTGTTGACCATTGAATGGGCCAACCGTGGTATCAATCTGTGGACGATTGAAGAGGGGCAAATCCCCATCTACCAAGGCGTGCATACCTACGCACTACCCATTGATACCATTGATCTGCTGGACCAAGTAAGCCGTACGGGCACGGGGCAGAACCAGATGGACATCAACGTCAACCGTATTTCTGAGTCTACGTACGCTGCAATCCCCAATAAGAACGCTGCTGGTAGACCTATCCAAGTGTGGATTAACCGCCAATCAGGCGCTACGTACCCGGTAGGTGGACGCCCTAACGGCACAAACACCACTACGGGCATAGATAGCCCCACAATCAACATCTGGCCTACCCCTGACCAAGGGACAGAGTCTGACCCCTACTACACGTTCGTGTACTGGAGAATGCGCCGTATCCAAGATGCTGGCTCAGGCACAACAACTGCGGATATCCCGTTCCGCTTCTTAAATTGCATGGTGGCAGGCTTGGCCTACTACTTGTCTGTGAAGTTGGTTGGGGTAGACCCAAACCGTATCGGTATGCTTAAAGCAGACTACGAGCAGCAGTTCCAGTTTGCTGCGGACGAAGACCGCGAGAAAGCTAATAGCCGCTTCGTTCCACGGGTGCAGTTCTACTAATATGGCAACACGTTTCGCTTCTGGCAAGTACGCGATAGCGGAATGTGATATCTGCGGACAGAGATATAAGCTCAAAGAACTTCGTAAGCTGACGATCAAGACTAAACTGGTCAGTATCAAAGCCTGCCCTGAGTGTTGGAATCCTGACCAACCCCAATTACAATTGGGCATGTATCCGGTATTTGACCCACAGGCGGTACGGGAGCCACGTCCAGATATCAGCTATTACCAGTCTGGCTTAAATGGGCTACAGACGGATATTAATTCTGGTCCTGCGGAGAATCAGACAGGCTACCCCGAGGGTGGCAGTCGAGTTTTTCAGTGGGGATGGAACCCTGTTGGAGGAGCATCAGGTTTTGATGCTGTTTTAACCCCAAACTACTTGGCTTTACAGGCACAAGTTGGTACAGTCACGGTAGTAATCTCGTAGGAGTAATATATGGCAACGATTAAAGAAGCATTGAAAAAGCACATGGCTAAAGGCACGGGCGCTCACCCAGACGCCGATGTTAAGAGCATGGCTAAAGGCGGCAAGACTAACCTGCAAATGAAGCAGTTGGGTCGCGGTTTGGCTAAAGTAGCTAACCAGAAGAAGTCCTCGTTCACCTATAAAAAGGGAATGTAATCATGGCTACATTCAGTAAAAAAATGATGGGTAAAGAAGTTGGCCCTGCCAGCGTCTATGCTCCCCCACATACGGAAACGCCTAGCCGAGGTGTAAACCATAGCTCTGCAAGCGCCGTCAATATGACTGTTGGCAACATCGACCGCCATGAACCTGCTGGAACTAAAACCTCCGGTATCGTTACTCGCGGTAATGGAGCAGCTACCAAAGGCATCACGGCCCGAGGCCCGATGGCATAAGACATGACGTACACAGAACTTGTTGCCGCTATTCAGTCGTATACGGAAAATAACTTTCCGGATATTACGCTGGCTGACGGTTCGACGGAAACGACCACGGAGCAGGTCAATCGGTTTATCCAACAGGCCGAGCAACGCATCTATAACACGGTGCAGTTCCCGTCTTTGCGTAAAAACATGACGGGCAATATCCAGTCTGGCAATAAGTATCTGAAAGCCCCGGATGATTTTCTGGCGGTGTACTCTTTGGCAGTCATTGATAGCACGGGCGCGTACGAGTATCTGTTGAACAAAGACGTAAACTTTATCCGTGCTGCGTACCCCAATCCAACTACAGATGTTGGCATACCCCGGTACTACGCGCTATTCGGTCCTGCTATTGTGGGCAGTGCAATTACGGATGAGCTTACGTTTATTATGGGGCCTACCCCAAATACCACGTATACCGTCGAGCTACACTTTTACTACTACCCAGAATCTATTACGGTTGCTAGTGATAATCGTACATGGTTAGGGGACAACTTTGATTCCGTGCTGTTGTATGGGTCATTAGTTGAGGCGTATACCTTTATGAAGGGTGAAACCGACATACTGACTCTATACGAAGGTAAGTATAAAGAAGCGTTGGGTATGGCTAAACGTCTCGGTGATGGCATGGAGCGTCAGGATGCTTATCGTTCTGGTCAATATAGACAGGCGGTAACCTAATATGGCAATCCAACAAACTACTACAACTAGCTTCAAAATTGAGCTTTTGCAGGCGGTGCACAACTTTGGTCCGACTACCCCCAACACATTTAAAATTGCGTTGTACACGGGTGCATCGTCTATTGGGCCAAACACCACGGTGTATTCGGTTACAAACGAAGTTTCCGGTACTGGGTATGTGGCTGGTGGGAACACTTTAGTGATTAACCAATCTCCCGTTGCCGCAGATAACTTACAGAAAGTTCCTACAGCGTATGTATCGTTTGCCAATTCCGCATGGGCGGGAGCTTCGTTTACGGCTCGTGGGGCTTTAATTTATAACAGTACGCAAGGGAATAAATCAGTAGCAGTATTGGATTTTGGTGGGGACAAAACCGTTGCCAACCAAACATTTACGGTTACATTCCCAACAGCTACTGCAAATGACGCAATCGTACGAATTTCATAAGGAACAATAATGGCACTGGTTACAACTACCAAAGGCGATATGGACGATTCTCTTCTTGAGAAAAAAGAAGGTTCCGTCGATAATGACAACGAGTACACCACATGGGTGGAGTATTGGTTAGCTGGGGAGCTTGTGCACCGTTCGGCGCATGTAGCCCTCAAGAAAAACGTAAGTTCTGCGGTAGAAGCCGCATCTTTTAGCTAAGGAAATATTATGGCAAACACACAAGCAATGACAACGAGCTTTATGGGGCAGTTAATGACCGCAACCCATAACTTTGGTGTAGCACCTATTCGAGCCGGAACAGGTGTCGATAGTTTTAAAGCAGCTTTGTATTTAACAACCGCAACGGTTAATGCTTCTACAACGGTGTACTCTGCTTCTAACGAGGTGTCTGGCACTAACTATGTTGCAGGTGGTGTGGCAGTAACTATGGGAACCGTTCCAACCGCTACCAATAGCTCTGCAACGGCGGGTGTTGCATTTGTCACGCCTTCAGCCAGTATTACATACACCACAGTGACTTTGGCTACTGCGTTTGACGCCGTGTTAATCTATAACTCGACACAAGGTGATAAAGCAGTGAGTGTGCATACCTTTGGCTCACAGACTGTGACTGCTGGTACGTTCACGTTGACTATGCCTGCAAATACGACAAGCACTGCGCTGATTCGTTTGGCGACAACCTAATCTACGTGGGGTAGCGCATGACTACCGCATGGGGCGAAGGTACATGGGGCGAATATTCTTGGGGCGGCTCCCAATCGGAGATAGCCGGGAATAACGCTGTCGGTGCTGTAGGCACGATGACCGCTGGGGTCGTTTATGCGGAAGATATTACAGGGGTTGAAGCTGCGGGGGCAGTAGGCACAGTAGCAATGGGTGAGCGCATAGTGGCGCTTACGGGTGTGTCTGCTTCTGGGACAATAGGTGATGTTGCAGAAGCAAGCAGCCCCACGGAGGATGGCGTTGTTGCTCAAGGGCAGGTTGGCTTAGTTGCTTCTGAACGTATAGTGGCGCTCACTGGCGTAGCTGCATTAGGTGATGTTGGCAACGTGGATTTTGCCTACGTAGCATTCTTGTCAGGTGTAGAGGCGTTAGGCAGCGTAGGTAATATGCTTGCTGCGCCTATTGGTACAGGCGTAAGTGCTGGTGGTCAGACAGGGACGGTAGACTCGGTTCGTATAGTGGCGCTTACTGGTGTTGGCGCGTCAGGGACGGTGGGTAATGCGAGTCCTGTGGTTGGCCCAACAGAAGACAGTGTGATAGCGTTTGGGCAAGTAGGCTCAATTGCATCTACAAGCAGGACTGTGGCGTTAGGTGGCGTATCTGCACAAGGGCAGGTAGGGCCAGTAAACTATTTTTATTGGTCAGTAATTGATGACAACCAAACACCAAACTGGCAAAATGTAGAAATGACTGTGTAAAGGATAATGATATGGCAGTAACTAATTTTTCCCCCCTGCTTGGTTTGGCGCTGCCAACTACAGGGGATTTATCAGGTACATGGGGCACTACAGTTAATGATGCTATCACGGGGTTAATTGATTCCGCTGTTGCGGGGACTACTACTCTTAGTGCTGATGCTGATGTAACACTCTCCACTACAAACGGCACGGCTAATCAAGCACGTAGCGCAGTTATCCTGTGGACAGCTAGCAACGGCGCAACCACTCGTAACATTACAGCCCCCGCGCAATCTAAAGCCTATGTAGTTATCAATGCGGGTACTGGCTCTATTGTTATTCGTGGTTCCGGCCCGACAACAGGCGTTACAGTAGCTTCAGGGTACAAAGCATTAGTAGCTTGGAATGGTTCTGATTTTGTAAAAGTTGCATCAAGTGTTGTAAATTTAGCTTCAGAGGTGACGGGTACATTACCAATTGCCAACGGCGGTACAGGAACAACTTCAACTACATTTGCCAACTTAACTACCAACGTCACAGGTACATTACCAATTGCCAACGGCGGTACAGGAACAACCTCAACTACATTTGCCAGCTTAACTACCAATGTTACAGGTACGCTGCCTATTGCTAACGGCGGCACAGGAACAACCTCAACTACTTTTGTTAACTTGGCTACCAATGTAACAGGCAACTTACCTACAACAAATTTAGGTTCGGGTACTTCTGCAAGCGGAACAACTTTTTGGCGTGGTGATGGAATTTGGGCTACCCCGTCAGGTACTGCTTCTGGGACAGTAACGACAGTTGGTTGGACAGGCGGTATTGTTACTGTTGCAAATCCAAGTACAACCCCTGCGTTTACTATTGCAGGAACTAGCGGCGGCGTGCCTTACTTTACCAACGGTACAACTTGGGCCTCTTCTGCTGCATTAGCAGCAAACAATTTTGTAGTCGGTGGTGGAGCAGGTGCTGCCCCTGCTAGTAGCAGTTTATTGGCGCTTGCGGCGGCTGTAACTTCCGGCACATATGTACAAGCAGTTGGCTATGCCGATACTGTTGTAGCGTTAGGAAGTTCTGGGGCTACTAAAAATATTGACGTTGTAAGTGGTGGCGTGGTTACCTGCACTCTTTCACAAAGCTGCACTTTTACATTGCGATATCCAGTTGCTACAGGCGCATCCTCATTTACGTTAATCTTGACTAATGGGGGCGCGGGTTTTACAGTTACATTAGCTGGCGGTACATTTAAATACCCCGGAGGCTCAGTGACACGCACAACTGCAAATAGTGCCACTGATATTTGGTTTTTCTTTACCCCAGACGGCGGAACAACGTATTACACTTCCATCCCAATGGCTAATCTTTCTTAACTAGGAGTTTATTATGGCTTTAACAGTAGAACAACAAGCACAAATTGAAATGAGTGATGCAATTGAAGCAGGTCGCCGCGCACACGAAATTGCGATGGAGTCACGCCGCGCAAAACTGGAAACTATTCGTTTGGCTAAAGAAACATTGATTGAGAACGCTCGAAGCAAACCTGCGGATTCACGCGATGTAACTCCTACTGACATCACCGCTTTTGCGGCTGTTTTGGTTGCGTCAATCAATACCTGATGAACGCTTATTCGTATTTTCCGTCAGTTATTTACAGGGAAGAACTTCCTGATTGGGTAGGGTACACCCTTCAGGTTGCTCAGAAATACTACGCTGCGGCACAGTATGACAACCACGTAACGCAAACATCTCATATGGCAGACGACCCAGATTTTAAATTTCTGGTTGATTACTTAATCTTGGCGTCTGGCACTATTTTGCGAGAACAAGGCTACGATGCGGATAAGTACGAGTTGTATGTGGCGGGTTTATGGGGGCAGGATGTCAAATGCGACGGGGGGACAGATGTCCACATACATAAAAACAGCCAAATATGTGGTTGGTTGTTTTTGGAAACTCCCGAGGGTGGGTCATACCCTATTTATCACGATCCTCGCATGAACAAGAAAATGATTGAGCTTGACTCTGTTCATAGTGCAGAACTTACAAACGCTTCATCGTATGTGCACTTTAACAATATACGACCCGGAACTATTTTAATGGCAAATTCTTGGATGCAGCACCAGCTAACAGCAAATACAGCGCAAACAAAAACAAAGTCTATTCACTTTATTATTTCTCATAGAGAGCGTTCATGCAGTACCTGCTGACACCCTATGCCAAGTTAATACCACCCTTTGCTTGGTGGGACGGTGCATTTTCTGAACAAGAGCTAGACAGGCTTCAGGCAAATGCCAAAACTTCCGGCGAAAAAGCGCAGGTTGGTGGGGGCGCTAACGGCATTGTTGATAGCCATATCCGGCGTTCGAACGTATCTTGGATGGACAATAACCCAAACACAAAATGGGTGTTTGAAAGACTAGCACATATAGCGTCTCAGTTAAATATGGAAAATTTTGAGTTTGATCTAACTGGGTTTGGTGAAACGCTTCAACTTACAAATTACGACCACTCTGAGCGTGGCATGTATGGTTGGCATCAGGATTATGGTGGCAAGGTAAGCCGTAAATTATCTTTGGTCGTGCAGCTAACTGATCCAACAAACTACGAGGGTGGGGATTTACAGATTATGACTTCCGGAAACCCCGTAAATGTAAAAAAACAACGTGGATTAGTTGCTGTTTTTCCTTCATATGTATTACATCAAGTAACTCCAATAACAAAAGGTAGCCGCCAATCCCTCGTTGCTTGGGTTTCGGGGCCAGCATTTAAATGAACATTACGCACAAAGATTTTATTGGATACTACAGGAATGTGTTTCCTGAAGGGTACTGCCAACATTTAATTTCTGAGTTTGATGCCTTAGAAGCTAAAGGTGTCGGGTCAAATCGTCAAAAAAGCAATGACGCGCTTAAACACGAAAAAGATGACCATCAGATTTTTTTAAACTCAAGAACTGTTGAGTTTGGGAAGTTTGAAGGTCGTAGCGCAATAGATATATTTTTTGACAAGTTGCAAAAATGCTATGAAGAGTACACAAATACTTATTCCGTATTAAAAACCAACGGCAACATTCGTGGTACAGCCATGAAGATGCAAAAAACGGGTGCGGGTGGTGGGTATCATGTGTGGCATGGTGAGCAAGGCGCAGGGGATTCAGCTAACCGGGTGGTAGTGTACATGTTGTATTTAAACGCCCTGCCAGAAGGCGGTAACGGCGAAACAGAGTTTTTGTATCAACAAAAACGGGTTACTCCAGAAGAGGGACTTATGCTACTATGGCCTGCATCGTATACACATGCACATCGGGGCAACCCAGTTTACTCAACGGAAAGTAAATACATTGTGACAGGGTGGTTTTACTATGACTAATTTTGTAACTAATGGCTACGCAATTGTTCGTGATTTTTTAGACCCTACAGCTATAGCTACAGTATCTCGGTATATGGAGTACAACACTAAATCAAATGGTCAGGCTTACGCAGACCCAATCAGTAAGTATTCTTTTTACGGTGACCCATTAACTGAAACTATTTTATACAATTCACGCGAAGAGATTGAACGTGTGTGCGGTTTGAACCTTGACCCAACGTATTCTTATTCAAGGGTATATATCAAAGGCGATGAATTAAAAAAACATGTTGACCGAAAGTCTTGTGAAATTTCTGTTACGGTTAATGTAGCCATTAATGGGCAGCCTTGGTCAATTTGGTGTCAGTACCCCGGGCATGAACCTGTAGAGTGCGTTCTAAATCCCGGGGATGCGGTAGTTTACCAAGGCTGCGTAGTTACGCATTGGAGAGAACCTTTGCAACACGCAGATTTCAACGCGCAATTCATGTTGCACTATGTAGATAAAAACGGGCCGAATGCTTCGTTTAAATGGGATAATCGCCCGGGATTGGGTATGCCGCATTCTTCAAGGAGCCTGTAATGCCTATTGGAACATCAAAAATTGGGGTACTTGGGGGTAAACCATTAACTCCCGGGGGTTCGCAAACATTCAATTCGCCCGGTACATTTACTGTTCCTACTGGAATTTCAACAGTAAACATTGTTGGAACAGGTTCTGCGGGTAACCCCGGAAATCCCGGTAACTCCGGTGGCCCGGGTTTAGGAGGCTCTGGTGGTGGTGCGGGAAGAACGGCTTTTTATTGTTCTTGTTGTAATACTGTTTATCGTTATCCAGCTAACCCGGGAGGGTACGGGGGAGGTAACAACCCCGCAGGTTGTTACACAGGAAAAGCAGTGGGTGGAAATACTGGGGGAAGTTTGTTTTCTCCTGCACCGGGAAACCCCGGAAACACTGGAAGTAATGGAGGTGCAGGTTCTGTTGGCAACGCCGGAAACTCCGGGGCTAGTTCTAGTGGTTTGTGTCAAACTTTTGCTGGAGGCAACGCAGGTGGCGCAGGCAATGGTGGTACAGGTGGTACAGGTGGTACAGGTGGTGGAGGTGGTACACCCTGTAACAGACCATTATCTCCCGGTAATTTATTTTTTGATTCAGCGTTTTCTGGTACTGGGGGTTCAGGGGGGTCTACAGGTGGTGGTACTGGGCAAACTAGAACAGCCCCACGTTCGTGCGGTTCATTTGGGTTTGGCGGCGGTGGCGCGGGAGCCACTAATTCTGGAACCCCGGGAAGTTCCCCCTCGGATAATAGTCCAGTAGCAGGCAGTGGAGGAACCCCGGGGGGCGGTACGGGGAGATGCGGCCCTTTATGTTCCAACAAAAGTGGTGGAAATTCTCGCGCAGGTGGTGGTGGTGCGTTAGCCAACGCTGGCCCCGGCAGTCCTTCGGCTAATTTTGGTGGTGGCGGTGGGGGTGGTGGGCGAGGCAATGCAGGCAATCCCGGTAACTCGGGCACTTCTGGTAATGCTGGTTCACCATCTACTTTTAACGGTAGACCAGTCACCCCCGGTGGCTCTTACCCAATTGGCGTAGCCAGCCCCGGAGGTCAGGTCAATATTTCTTGGAACCCGCAATGAAAAAAGAAATTAAAAATAAACTTGCTGAAATACAAGCGCAACAAGATATTGCTAACTTTGAGGCAAATTTAACTCGCGCTCGTTCTGTAACAGTCGGTACTTGTTTTGGCGGTACAACTGAGTTGATGATGCGCGGCACTGACGGGTCAGTGCTTTGGAGTCAAATGCAACCTGTAGAAGTTATCGAATTGATTCACCAGCTTGCCGCCAATGTTGGTTGTCATTTAACGCTTACGCCTAGACAAGACTTCTCAAGTTGGAGAGAATGGCGTGTCAGCGAAGCAGAAAAACAACATCTCAATGCCCATGCGCCGTTTGTAAACGATATGGCTATTTTTCAACGACTTGGCACAAGCAATTTTGACCAAAAACGGGGAAATGATGCCGTCGAAGAAGAACTCGCGCAAAAAGAATACGTGTATGTAAATAGTGGGGCGCAAAGAGCCTCTTTTAAGGAGCAAGAAAATGTTGTGGCAACTGAAAAAAATATCGACTAATGAAACGCTAAACGAGCCACAGGCTCTTCCTGAAAATTGGGGGCCGATATTTGGCATGGCTGGAATACAAGACAGGCTTGGTAATCTATCTTGGTTAGGAAGTAACTTTTCTGATCAAGGTTGGTTTGTAGTAGGAGAAAGCCTTCCTAAACCCGCACAGTCGGTTGAGGCAGATTTGACATGGGGTCGGGCTAAAAAACTTCTTCGAGAATCGGATTGGGCAACGCTATCTGATGTACCAATGACCTTGGGCGATAAAGCCTTATGGATTGAATACCGTCGAGCACTGCGCGATATTCGGCTTCAAACAGGATTTCCTATTAATGTTCAATGGCCTGTTCGTCCTGAGTGAACAATTACTTGATTCGTTTTAACAAATCCCGTGGTCAACCTAATCGCGGGACTATGCTACATGTGTGGCGCGTGTTTGAAAATAATGTTGAGTATTTGGCTGCGGAAGTAAAGTTAAACGTCCCGTCATGGAGCGAAGTGTCAGAAGGCCCTGATTGGAACATAGCCTGCCAAGGATTTATGGTGCTTGACCATGACACCGGAACTGTAACAATTAACGCTATGGAATAACCATGAACAGTTTAATCGGAAAGACGCTGTAATGGATTGGCTAAAAATGATAGCGCCCACTTTGGCTACTGCCATTGCTGGGCCGTTCGGGACTATGGCTTACGGAGTTGTGGCAAAGGTGCTCAATATCTCGCCTGAAGACGCGCAGAAGACTATTGAGACAGGCAAGTTAACCTCTGAGCAGATAGCCTCCGTGCAACTGGCTGAAGTTGAGTTAAAAGCACGCGCACAAGAGCTAGGGTTGGACTTTGCCAAAGTTGCAGTTGATGACCGTAAGTCTGCCCGTGATATGCAGATTGGAACCAAGTCGCTCATTCCAGCGGTGCTGGCTACAGTAGTAACAGTCGGGTTCTTCGGCATTTTGGTGGGCATGATGACCAAGACGTTCGTTCCCTCTGATGCGCTGTATTTGATGCTGGGTTCGCTTGGCACTGCTTGGACGGGAATTATCAGTTTTTACTTTGGGTCGTCAGCGGGTAGTCAAGCTAAAGACGAGTTACTACGGAAGGCAGCATGAAAGAGAATTTTGCTACGGCAATGACTGCGTTGCTTTCCCACGAAGGTGGCTACGTAAACCATCCACGCGACCCCGGTGGTATGACGAACATGGGCGTTACCAAGGCTGTATGGGAAGAGTGGGTCGGTCATCCGGTGACTGAGAAGGATATGCGGAACCTTCAGCCCATGAATATCCACCCTATG